ATGAAAAGATAAAGGTTCTTGCGGATGCAATTCTTCACGTTTTTACTTTTTTGACTGGGTTTGTGGTTTTATATGCGATGTACAAGGCGGGGGTATAAAAATGACAACAGGGGAGAAAATCAAGAAACGCAGGCTTGAACTTGGCATCACGCAGAAAGATGTTGCAAGGATGATTGGAACAACCAATGCGTATGTAAGTGCCATTGAAAAGCAAAAGCGTGACGTAAAAAAGGAAACGCGACTGATAAAGTTTGCAAAAGCCCTTGAATGCAGCGTTGATGATTTAAGGTCAGATGCTCCCAAAGGCATGGTAGAACCCACCAGTGACGATTTCGGAGCAATCTGCAACTGCGCTGTCCGCTATTGCTTGGGCAGACGGTCATATATGCCTAGCCTTGTTTGCAGATACATCATCTCGCTTCTGCCGAAACTGACGGACAAGACGCTTGATTGCCTTGAGCGTGACATTGCAGAACGCAAGCGGACAGGATTCGACTTTGGCGATTCCTGCGACTATGAAACGTGGGATGCGTTTTACAAGGCGGTTTGCAATGAGATTGAAAGGAGAAAGGACAATGGAAGTCAGACCGATTGATGCTAATGAACTACGTCAAAACATCGAGGCGTGGATTCAGGAGTATAACGATAGAACAATAGGTGGCTTGTCGTTGGATGATGTGCTTGACTACATCGACACTGCGCCAACAATCGAGGTGAAAGACAATGGCTAATTATCCAGAATACCTTGAACGAAACGCACTTATTGAAAGAATCAAGAAAGCATATTGCGATGGCTGCGAGAACTACAATGGAGTTAGATGTCGTGCTTGTGGTATTGGCGATGCCATTGACATTGTGGAAGATGCCCCGACAGCCTTACAACGTACCGCTGAATGGATTGTGCAAGACGAAGATAAGACGAGGTTCATGTGCAGTAATTGCCATGCAAGAAACAATCGAGACCGCTACAACTACTGCCCGAACTGTGGTTCTTTGATGGAGAACAGGTTATGAGTAACACACTTTGGCATCCTGCAAGTGAACCGCCACGAGAGCGGACGCAGCCTTTGTTGCTTGCGACTAAGACAACGTGGCACGATAAAAATGGAAAAATGTTGCAAGGAATCTCGCCAACAGCGTACTTTCTTGGCTGTTACGCAGACGGTCAGTTCTGGGATGAGATAGGCGAGAGACTGCCGAAAGATGTTACGGTGACGCATTGGATGGCGTTTCCGATGGTGTAGGAGGACAATATGAGCGAAAGCAAAGTGATTTGGCACTCCATTGAAAAAGAAGGGCTTCCACCTAACGGTTACGATGCAGTGCTTGTTTCTATGCAGCCCTTTATTGGAGATAAACCAGAAGTATTTGAGGCAGTTTGGAATGGTCGATTCTGGGCTGATACCTACGAAGGATATTACAATGTCGAGAAAAGCGAGTTTGGCGAAGAGTACGCACAAGTGACGCACTGGGCGTATATGCCAAAACCACCAAAGGAGGATTAAAGATGGATGGATTTGAAGCGTTAACAGAAGCAATGAACCGATGTGCTGCATCGATCGAACAGCTTGCGAATGCTATCAGACAGTCCGAAACGCAGTGCGGTTACATCAAGCAAAAGCACAATCGGCCTGTATACCGTAAAGCCGCAAAGCTACATGAAGTTTTCAAACGAATCACGAGAACAAGAGAGGGATTTAGAAAGTGAAAAAACTTAAATTTCCTGAGGATTTCTTTGCGTACAACAATCCAGACTGCCCTGACAAGGACATTGAAAAAGCCGTGAACAGGATGAAGAACAGGATGAAGGGCGAGACCTACAAGAGCAACCCTTGGTTCTTTATGGCTGCTGGCAACTATCTGATTGTCGGCCTGATTGCTGAGGATGGGCAGAAAACAATCTACGTTGCGCGGCAGTATTATGAGATAGTCAATATTCCGGGCGAAGGTTGGCTGCGTGAATCTGACGCAGAGTGCCTGTTTTAACGGGGGATGAGTATGGACAAAAAACGAGACAGCTTTGCATTCCAACGATACTACTTTGAAGCCATCTCCACACTCAAAAGTAAAGAGAAATTGGAACTCTACGATGCAATCTGCGCATACGTTTTTGAAGGAAAAGACGCAACTTTGAACTCAAAAAAAGCAGAATCTTGTTTCATTTTGATTAAACATCTTCTCGATGAAGAATCAAAAAGAAGCGATATTGCGTCAAAAGGATGGTCTACACGAAAGTCATCTCATCCTCATGTCATAAATGAGATGAAAGTCAGCTCATCTATGAGTTCAAAGTCAGATGACAATGAACCCATTGTATCAACTGACAGTCAGATGAACGTCAAGACCTTGCCGGAGAGCGCTGTCAAGAAGAAACCTGACATCTTCTCCGACTTTGCTCATGGCGATAAAGCCCTGCTGGAATCCCTGCGAGGGTTTGCACAGATGCGTACAAGAATTAAAAAGCCTATGACAGACCGGGCAAAACAGATGCTCTGCAACAAGCTGGAAAAATTTGATCGGCATGACTGGAAAGCCATTCTCGACCAGAGCATCTATGCTGGATGGCAGGACATTTACGCATTGAAACAGGATGACCAGTACGAGCAAAGTACGGAGATGGAGTTTCCTAGACTATGACAATGGACGTTCAAACGGTATTTATCGGGGCGCTGATGCTCTGCAAGCCGGGCGTTGTGGATGAGATCATACCAGACCTTGAACTTGACTTGTTCAGACCTGAACTGAGAGACGCTTTTGCGGCTGTTCAGGGCTATTGGACGGCTAGGGGCAAGATAGATATAGTCGAGATAAACACGCAGCATCCAGACGTAGCGCAGACGCTCTTGGCGTGTGTACAAACCTGTGAATCAGAGTGTGTACGAATTGACAGGGAGCAGATGCAGCGTTGGGCACAGCTTATCAGAGAACAGGCAGCGCTTACTCGTGTGCAAGGTCTGGCGTTTCAGATGACCAGTGAGCTTACAGACTATTCTGATCTATCAGACATTTACCAGCAGATGGGCGAAGCAATGAGCCTGAAAGCTGAGGAAGAAGATGCGTGGACATACGAGGATGTGCTGAACGACTATGTGCTTCACATGGACGAGAAGCCTGTGTACATCAAGACAGGCCTAGAGCGTCTGGATGAAGCGCTGCACATCTCACCGGGTGATTTCATCATCATCGGCGGCAGACCATCTGCGGGCAAGACAGCCCTGTCTTTGCAAATAGCAGCAAGCATGGCAAAGCAGAACTACACCGTGTACTATTTCAGCTTAGAAACCAGCAAACGCAAGCTGGGCGCACGTCTGATGGCCAATCAAATATACTGCCCTCTGGACACGGTGAAAAATAAGGCGGTCAGCTTGAATGAGATTGACGGACAGGCGAAGAACATGAAGATGCCCTTATATATCCGCTCCGCTGCCGGAAAGAACGTGGCGTGGATGAAGGCTCAGGCTCTCCGTAAAAAGGCTCAGGTCATCTTCGTAGACTATCTTCAACTCATCCACGAAACAGGCGCAAAGGACAGATATGCCGCCATTACAGCCATATCCATTGCCCTGCACGAACTGGCACAGACCACAGGCATAGTCGTGGTGGCACTGGCACAGCTTAATCGAAACCCATCTAAGCCCGGAGCAACGCCTACTAACTCCGACTTGCGAGAGAGCGGACAGATTGAACAGGACGCAGATGCGATCATCCTTCTGTCCGGTGATAACCCCGACAAGTACCTGTTCCGGCTAAGCAAGAACAAGGAAGGCGAGATAGGCGACCTCCCCATTACGTTTAACAAGCAGATTCAACGGTTCCAAGAGTACACTTGGATGGATTGAAAGGAGAGCTACATGGATGCACTCGAGAAGCTTATAGACAACGTGCAAGCGGGGAATGGAAGATACGGTCTATGTGATGCTTGCCTGAACCGTCAAGGAGATTATTGCCTGTTCCATAACTTGTACAGACGAAGCGATGGCGTAAAAACCGCTGTTACTGACAAAAAGCTCGAAAGAGTAGAAAAATGCAATTCTTTCAACTTTTTGGGGTGGGGCGTTCTTAGCAAAAAGGACAAATACGGAATCTAAGTGTATGGGCTGTCAGCAATGGCAGCTTTTTGCATATACGCGCAAAGAAGCCATACAAACGTTTTTAGCGTCAGATGGCAAACTTATCGACAGAATACAGAAAATGACTCTGGCACGGCTCTATGGGGCTGTGAGCGCATTGTAGAGGTCTACGACTATTGCAGGAGGAGAAAATGCAGTACATAACAGTGAACATTGTGTGCCCCCGATATAAAATCTACCCACGATTTCTTGATAAGATAAACATTAGCGCAAATGCGAAGGTCATCTATGTAGACCTTCTTGATCGTTCGTTCACGTCAAGACATAACGGTAAAGAATGGGTCGATAGCAAAGGACGGGTGTTTGTTCGATGTTCCAATGCAGAAGCAGGGGACATGGTAGGGAAGAAGGAAAGGATAGCCAAAGAATACTTGAAAGAGTTGAAAGACGCCGGATTGATTGAATGCAAGCGCAATTATTCAAAATCCAACACGATTTACGTTGGGTATCCTGACGATGATGAACTGTTCGACTATCAATCCAGCAATATATTGCCCAACTATAACGACCATCAGGCAGAAAATTGCCTAACAATCGGGCAAAATAGTACCCAACAATCGGGCAGAAAATTGCCCACTAGTAGATATATACATAGTAAATATAAACATAGTAGATTAGACGAGGGCGCTCCGTGCGCCCCTCAGTTCGAAGAGGTCAGCGAGTTCTTTATTGACAACGGAAGCACGACAAGGTACGCCAACCAGTTCATGCGGTATTACGAGGGACTGGGATGGCGAACGAAAAGCGGCAGTCCTATTATCAACTGGAAGCCAATAGCCCTTAATTGGATTGACCGAGAGCGGGAGAAGCAGCAGACTGATGGGTCTGACTTCCCACACTTGTAAAGGTTCTTTCCCCCTACAACCCTCTATCTCCAAAGCTATACCGTTAGCCAGCAGAGCAGACCGTAACCAGCATCTTCCGTCAGGCTCTTATTGGCTGAATATAGGCAGACCGTCCAGTTAACCTCTACGCTACGTCACCCTCTATCGTCCGGCGCACCGCGCCGACCGGGTGACCTCTAACGGAAACAGCATCTAATCTGCATAGGGTAGCAGCATCTAATCTGGCCGTCACTACGACTACTTCACATGGGGAATTGACTTCATTTTGTAGTCGGTTGAATATGTAGAGATGTTGCATTGGATATTCCTAGTAAAATGCTATGGATTGAATATAATACCATAGTTCGTTACTGGGAATTAAATCGAACGGGAGCAGACAGAATCGGATGGTACGAGTTATTATACGAAATAATAAGCGATTATCGGGAGTAACTATATCTGTATACTATAATAAGTACGGTTATTATACGAAATAGATATAACTAGCGGAAGAATAAATTATGCGAAATTGGAACGAGAGATGATTTTGGGTGATGTCTGACTACTTAACGACTATCGCACCTCTCTTTCTCTAAAAGGCGAACGACTATTTCACGTAAAAAATACACGACTATTTGACGAAGATTCGCAAGAAAACGCTACAACTATTACTCTGCGACTATCAGCGGACTGCTCGTTACTATACTATATATAGGACTTTCAAAAGCTAGTCATCTGACGACTTTACGACTATTCTACGACTATTTTATTGGAGAAACTACGACTATTTCAGAAACTGTTACGACTATTCCAGCCGGAACGTTACGACTATTGCTAACCTCTATTAGCTATCGGGCGAAAGCCCGAAAAGAGATGCGGCGAGAGCCGCCAGTGGTTCCGCGCCGCCAGCTGCACCCCTGTTGCTGGACTGCCCGCCGGGTAGAGGGTGCCAGCCGGTGCGCCCTGACTGCTGGCCCGGTGCCAGATCGCAAGCCGCCGGGCGTTGGAAGCATCGAGACGTTGACCCCTCAGCAGGTGCAGCACTTGCCAGCGATCCACACACGGCAGGAGCCGACCCCGCCGGGCTTGCATGGTCTGCGGTGTGCTGCACTGTCTGGCATGGATCTATAACAGGCGCACCCCTGCACCCTTATATACCTTATTATAATAGGGCGGCTGTTCTGACCTGTACAGCGTCCGGCGCGGCGTTGGTATCTGGTATGCACTGGAGGTGTTACGGCGCTGCGATACGCTCCAGCGTGGGGCAGGTGGTATTATAGCCGCTTTTGCCTGTCTTGTATTTGCGGCGGTTGAGTGGGATAAATCACAGGAAAAGCACCTGTAAAGCCCTGTGCGCTGTTTTGTAGCGTGGATGGTATAACTTGCATCGACAGGATAAAATCCGCTGTAAACGCTTGTATGGGGCTGTATTGCAGCAGGGCAAAATAAAAGCCCCGCACCCTCAGCAGGTGCAAGGCAAAAGAAAAGCCCGGCCATTTTTGACCGGGTGGAATGTTTCTTATTTGGACGCTTTAAACAGCGCGGAGAAGAACCAGAAGAAAAACAGGATACAGGATAATATCACTTGTCGCACCCCCCTCATACCACGCTAAAACGCTTGTAGCTGGTTTTGCTGCTGCACTCCGCGTATACATCCGGGTGCAGCGTCTTGAGTAGCTTGCTATCGAGCCGGACACTCTGAACGTCCTTGTAAATGGCCTTTGCAGTGCCCTGTACCATTTCCGGCGCGCCGTGCATCATGTTGATTATATCCGTTCTAATTGCGTCGTTCATTGCTTCAAGCTCTTCAATAAGCCGCTTGTTTTCCCTGTACTCATTTACTCTTTTTTCAAAATCAGACATTTTTCAGCCCTCCAAAATTCCTTTGTTTGTGAATAACGTTCTAAGGTTGTGTTTTTCGTATTCCCTCCAATTTTCACCGATTGCAAGCGCTGAGTTTTGCGCCCAAAACGGAACGCCCGCCCGGTCAAGCTGACCAAACAAAAAATGAATGGTTTTATCTGCCTTGTCTAAAAAACCAGCGTCGTCTGGGTCTTTTTCCCTACAATAGGAGATTTCAGCCATCCAATATGCAAGGGATTCTAATAGGCTATACGCCTTTTTGTTTGCCGTGTATGTCATTTTTTAGCCCCCCCTTTTTTAGCTGTTGAGAAATGCGATCATAACGAGTGCGCCGGAAATCATGCCGCCCACATACCAGAGGGCTGCCCACTGGGTAAAGTCCAAAGTAATCATACGTTGCACACCTCCCGAACAAATTCCATCTGCAAGCTGTGCAAGCGCGCCGCCAGCTCCTCAGCGTTCCACAAATCCCGGCGCATTTCCTGCGCCCGCTTTTCGTAGCGGCGAACCGTTTCACGGTCGGGCTTGATGTTTCCAAAGGGACGGTATCCGGTGCAGATCGCAACGCCCGAAGCGATAGGGTAAATATCCGCGTTCCAGCCATACACGCCAGCGGTGTAGGCGGCGGGGTCGTCCATGCACAACAGGGCCTGAGCGTCGCAATAGCTTATTTGGATAATGGTCGGATACTGGGATTTAATATCCCGCATGCTTCTTCTTACTTTCATGGCTTATACCTCCGTGTATCCGTCTGCAATGGCCTGAGCCTTGATTGTGTCCATGTCATGCTTTGCAACAACAGGGACGTCTTTAGATACCCATCCGTCAGGGACGCGGGAAAAGGTCTTTGCGTTGGTATCGACGCACAGATAGTAGCCGTTCCCGTTTGCGTTGGTCTTGGTTCTAAATTCCAGTTTCATGGTTTTGTCCTCCTGTTTTGGTTCAATGTGGTTTGTTCTTGTTTGTGCCTTTATTATACTATCACTAGGGTGGTAAGTCAAGTATTTGATAGCAAATAACTATCACAAGATATACAAAAAGATTTATGTGATAGTTGTGCATATTGCTATCACTAGACCATGCCTGTGATAGAGCTATCACAATACGCATGATAGATGAGCTGCCCGCCATCCAGCGCCGCCGCCGTCCCGGTCTGCCTGTCGTGTGCAGCCCGTCCGGGTGCGCTGGGAGCTGGGATCTCCACCGGCGGGGTATATAGGGAGCGCCGGGGGTGGGGCAGGTCATGCCCGCGATAAAATTTTTCAAAGAAAAAGGCGTTTTCGGCGTTCTTCTCGCCATCACCCACCCCACCTCACCTTCACAAATCAGAACCCACCTGATTGTGCAAGTCTCCAAAAATTCCGAAAAATACAAAAAGGCCCCTCTCCCGGTCTAATCTGTGCTATACTTGACCGTAAGAAAGGGGCATTGTAAAATGGCAAAACTCGTAAAGTGTAAACACTGTGGCGCAAGGATAGCAGCTACTGCTAAAACCTGTCCGCAGTGTGGTGGAGAGAATACACCGCCAAAGCCAGCTTATAAGCGGCTGTGGTTCAAAATCCTTATGGTAATGTTCGTATTGGCTTTTATTATGGATTTAGTAAGCCCTCGTAACAAAACAGATACTGCGGCTAGTTCTGAAAGCGAAAAGCCAACATCATCCGTTTCGTCATCTGTAAAGGCAGAATCCGAAAGTTCGTCTGCTGCTTCGGAAGAACCTGTGAAAGAGGACGACTCTTTTATTCTAGTTGATGAAGTTCTTGGCGATTACGGAAAAGAAGAAACGAACAAGAGTGGTTATAAATATATCTGGTACATGGTTCCGGCTGGCACATACCAAGTTGAGAATCGAAACAAAGAAGCTACAGTATTTGTGGTGTCTGATGCAAATTCTGACGATGTGAGTGATGTGCTGAAATTTGAAAAAGCTGGCGAAAAGCAGAATGTTACCGTTAAAGACGGCTACCATATCGAACTTTCGATTAGTGCGGAAGTCTTGCTAACACCAGTTGAATAAAGGGAGGAATCTACAAAAATGTACGCCTTATTTGGAATGATTGCTCTGGTTGCAACGCCTGTGTTTGGAGCGCTGTGTCTTTACAACAAAGCAACGCATAAGAAAGACAATCGGATGCTAATTGCTTTCTTTGTATCATTTGCAGTTCTTGTTATATGTTTGGCTGTAACACCAGAGCCATCACATGATGAATCGGCAAGCTCCGGCGTTACATCTTCCTCCGCCAAGTCTACGGAAACGGAACTGGATGGTAACTCTATTGAGGAAGTTTCCGAAAGCTCAGCAAGCAGCACTCCGGCATCTCAAAAAGCGGCATCCGAATCTGAACAGCCTATAAACTCTGAACCCGCAAGCAGTGAACGGGTGGCATCCAGTGCTTCTTCGCATAACCCAGATGATGATATTCCAACGCTTGATTTGGATGACTATGCAAAACAGGCGGCCGACAACGCTGTAAAGGCAAAAGACAAATATGCTGGTAAGCAATATAAGGTGACATATCAAGTCAACAGTGTATCAGACGCAATGATTAAGTTAGATAATCCGTACACTGTTATGTTCAGTGTGAACTTCGTCACTTCTCACAGCATTGGTTATACCGTTTATATGGCTGGATTCCCGGAAAACGAAAAAGACAAGATTTCTAGGCTTTTTCCCGGCCAGACTGTTACATTCGTCGGTGATTTTGATGGAAACAAGTTCACTGATTGCCGATTCATAGTTCCGTAAATAAAAAGCCAGCGGCTAGATGTTCTCTAACCACTGGCTTTTCTTATTGGTTTCTCAAAATTGAGCAACCAATCTTACAGCGCGCAAAAATGTTCGTTGTGTAAGTTTTTCGGATTTTTCAGAAAAACCTCAATTATCCGTTTCTACGAATGCTTGCATAGAGCAGACGGAATGTCTCACGGCCTTTCGGCGTTACTCTGGTCTGCAAACCGCCATGCTTATTCTTCCGATTGAGAAATTCCTTAACGACAAATAGTTCGTCACCCTTGCCAGCTTTCGGCAAGAGGTTTCCGTTTTTGTTACGATAGACATAACCATCTTCAATAAGCGATTTGATGAACTTGCGTTCCGGGATTCTCAGTTCCTTTGCAGTGCCACGAAAACAAACAGCCAAGTTCCATGCCACAAGGTCATCGAAGTAGTCCGCTTTGGGCTGCATTTCCTCATTCTTCTCACAGAGCTGCTTGTTCTGCATCTGCAACGATGCACTCTTTTCCTTCTCGGCCTTCATGTTCTGAATCAGGCCGATCACGAAGTCCGGGTTGGCAATAGCCGTCTCCAACAGGTTGTCGGTCATGTACATTCCATGCTTGCGGATGGACGGCAAAACCTCGTGAGTGACCCAGTGCTTGAACCGCTGTGCGCTTTCCAGCTTGCTGCTGAAAATCAGACTGTAAAGGCCGCTCTCGTTGATAAACGTGGTTTTGCTCTCGCCAGACGGCACGTTCCCGTTTTGGGAATCTGCCCCAAAACTGACCATTACAGAACACTTGTCGCAATCTTCGACATGAACCATTACAGCTTTGCTTGCGTTGCTGTATCCAAGCGCAATAGCCACATCTTTTCCAGCAAACCACGGCTCATCATCAATGATAGTGACACGCATTTCACCAAACTCGGCGTTGTTAAAGATTTTGATGTTCTCATACAAAGAAAGTTGCATTAAAAAGCTCCTTTTCACTTGTGAGAGAAGCGATTTTCTGCTATAATAACGGCGAGAGAATGCTTCTCTCAGGGTTGATATGATACGTTCGCTGCTGTCGGCAAACTTTAGCGAGCGTATCATTTTTCGTTTTCATCGGTCTCCGGGATGGGATGCAGCGTAAAGAACGCATCTCGAAGTGCAAAGGACAACGATACGCGCTTCTTGATGCAGTACGCTTGCAAATGCTCAAACTGCTTGTCAGTCATACTGATCGTCAGCGTTCGCTTGAACCGCTCGGCGTAAGGGCTACTCATGTTTATTCACCTCCTTTCATTTGCTGGTGATGTTAGTATAACCTTATTTTGTGTTAAGTCAAGAAAAGAAGTGCTACATATAGCACTCGATAGCGTTGACGTCAAAATTTGTAGACTTGCACAAAACTCAGTCCTTATTTTTGTTCACTCCCGCTTCGTACCCTGCCCGGTAGTTCAGTTCGGACAGCTTGCCCAGCGCTTCTGCGTACTCCCTGTCCTCGCTGGTCGGATCTTTGCCGTGTGCGAGGGTTTTCAGAAATTCTTCGGTTTTCGTGGGGAAGTTCATGTTTTTTGCTCCTAACTCTTGCGGAGAGCAGCCCTTTTTGGTATAATAGATTCCGAAAAGGGAGACTGCCCCCTTGGTGGTTGCAGGTTCTCGTTTCGTGATGTGGATAAGCTATCAGCGTTGCCGTCCAAAGTTCCGCTGGTAGCTTATTTTTTTATGCCTTGATGTTCTCAACGTAGGATGCTACCCACTCGATACCTATGCGGATAACATCAACCTTTGAGATGCCCAATGCCTTTGCACTGCTCTCCATGCTTGCGATCTGGCTCTCTGTGAGCCGGGTGCTTATCATGCGCAGCTTATCACGTTCCGAGGTTTCTGCTCGTCTTGCCAAGCCTATCACCTCGCTTTCGCTGGAACAAGTATAAAGCGTGAAAATATGCTTGTCAAGACCCAAAGTTTTACGGAAATGAAGTTCGGCAGAATTACTCCTTATTATAGAAAATTTTCTACCTGATTGCTATTAACAAAGTAAACATCCTTATACTACTCTAGTATGTATAAATACATACTAGAGTATATTTATATATAATATAAGGCAGACAACTATCACGGTTTTTAACATGACATATTGACAGTTCTATCATCATGTGGTATAATCTTGATAGAAAGAGAGGGAACAAAAATGAAAGTGGGCTATGTTAGAGTTTCAACAGCAGAGCAGAACACGGCTCGTCAGGAAGTTATTATGGAGCAGCTTGGCGTTGAAAAAGTGTTTGTTGACAAAATGAGTGGGAAAAACGCAGACCGCCCCCAGTTGAAAGAAATGCTTGCTTTCGTGCGTGAAGGTGATACTCTTGTAGTAGAGAGTTTTAGCCGGTTGGCTCGTTCCACAACTGATTTGCTTGACATCATTAAAGAACTTGACGAGAAAAAAGTTAATTTTGTGAGCCAAAAAGAAAAATTTGATACTTCTGGCCCCAATGGTAGGTTCATGCTTACAGTCTTTGCGGCAATGGCGCAGCTAGAAAGAGAAAATATGCTCGCTAGGCAGAGAGAGGGCATAGCTGTTGCAAAAGCTGAGGGAAAATATCAAGGACGGCAGTACGTTAAAGTCGATGAAGAAAAATTCCGTCAGCTTTACAACGATTGGCAAAACGGAAAGACCACTCCCACTATTATGATGAATGAGCTTGGCTTGAAGTCTGCTACATTTTGGCGTAGAGTGAGGGAATATCGAAAAAAATACGGCATTACCGATGCGGCCACCACACGCAAGTATGCCAATAAAGAAGAAAAATAAAAAGCAGCGACCCACCACAGGTCGCTGCTACAAACAAGAACCACCAATCCCTCAACAGGATGATAGTACATGAGTATTATACCATTTCTGTTGAGGTATGGCAATATAAAATCAGTAGAAAGGGTATACTAACATGAAAAAATCTAATTTGATAGCAGATTCTCCTTATGGGCATTTAATTGTAGCGGATGGAAATATCAAACTACGTTCAGTGTTCGATTTTCCCGGATGCACAGAACTGTTCTCGTTTTTGTATGTTTGCGAGCAAGTGAATTGCACTGTCGAATTTGAAAACGAGGAAATTATCGTAGAACCCAAAAATACGGATAACGCGATTCAAACTATGCTCGCGGTTTATGTTTCGTTTGGCCAAGACGATACAATCTTCAAAAGATACATGAACTATTTGACGAAACTCGGTGCAGATGGAAAGCGTGAGCCAACTGTTTGCGATAAGTAAAAGGGGATTGCTATGAAACAGATGAACTGGAAAGAATCAGAAGGTTGCAATGCGTTTATGAAGAACGCAACTGCTGTAATTCTTGAGTATGTGCTTGAAGTTGGAATTGATAAGGCTGTAAAAGATTGCGTTAAAGATAGCGAAATCGTTCATTGTTTTCCCCATCTTGAATCCTACGCAAAGGAACACGGATTTATTTGACCCGCCAGACATGGTATCGGATTGCTGAACAGAACAGGTGAAATTATGGCTAAAAAACTTTACGCAGTGACAAGCGGTGGATACGAGGATTATCACATCATTACTCTGACCGAGAGCCGTAAACGTGCGGAGAAAATCGCAGAGATGTACGATGCCGATGTTGAAGAATACGAGGATAACGAAGAGTTGACGGCAAAACCGCCCACTTATACGGTTTATGCTTATGGTGGCGCAGATTGCTGTGACTCGCATTTAGATAACGTTGAGAAAAATGTTATCATGGGTCACTGGCACGGGTTCGCTTATGTCGATGCGTGGTCTAAGCAAGATGCAGAGCGGAAAGCTGATGTTATTTTCAAGGAAGTCCGTGAAAAAATGGAAGCCGAATGCAAGGCGAAAGAACAAGCATACAGGAGCACTCCTACATGGCTTGCTAAGCGTGAAAATGGAAAAATCTACGTCATTCCAGAAGATAACAAAACAAACTCAAGCGGAGTTCTGTTTGGATGTAGGGCATTCATTAAGGCTCCTACAATAGAAGAAGCCATGAAGATTGCAGCGTCTATGTTTGCTGATTATGATGCAAACCGCGCGAAAGCCGCGAGGTGACATTGTTCGCAACCTAGAATAAAACCGAATATTTGATTTTTGTGCAGTTGTAGGCACTCTTTACATTTTCAGGTAGGGGGTGCCTATTTTTTTATGCAGTCAAAGCAGTGTATCGCTATCATTGACAGCATCAAAGTGTATGCAAAGCAGAATCCGACCGAAGCACAGGTCTATGAGGACTGGTTTCAGGCTGTGGTGAACCTGAGAGACGCTTTGCAACAAGACAAGCGGTTCGATGCCTACAAATACTCCGGTGAGCTGCGCTCCGTCTGCGCAGCCATGATGGGCAAGATGAAAACAGGCGAGGACGTGGCGAAGGTCTATGACATTATCGGCCGGACGTACCTATTTGAAGCAAAGGATGTGTTTGACAGCTATTGCATCTACCTTGAATGGAACCGTGCACCGGAAAAGAAGTTCTATCAGCCACGAAGAAAGGTACTAAAGACCGTTGCAAACGCTCTACAAGACCTTGCAGATGACAGACTGGACTTGCTGGCAATCTCGATGCCCCCCGGCTGTGGTAAGACGGCTCTAGCTATTTTCTATCTGACATGGCTTGCCGGAAGAAGCCCTGACGAACCGATGCTTACAGGTTCTCACTCAAACAGCTTTGTTCGTGGCGTTTATGACGAGTGCTTGCGTATATTTGACAAGGACGGAGAATATCTGTGGAATGATGTTTTCCCGGACGTTGCCGTGTCGAACACCAATGCGAAGGACTGCCGCATTGACTTAGGCAAGAGAAAGCGTTTTGAAACGCTTGAATTTACGTCTATTGGAACTGGCAATGCTGGCCTTTACCGTGCATCTACGCTTCTTTACTGTGATGACCTTGTGTCCGGCATTGAGGTTGCTCTCTCTAAGCCCCGTCTTGATAAGCTGTGGGAAACATACACTACTGACCTTAGACAGCGTAAAATCGGCAACAAGTGCAAGGAACTGCATATTGCTACACGCTGGTCTGTCCATGATGTTATCGGACGATTAGAGCAAAACTACGGCGATTCCGACAGGAACAGATTCATTGTTATGCCAGCAATGAACGAAAAAGACGAATCCAACTTCGATTATGACTACGGTGTAGGATATAGCACAGAAACACTCCGCAAGCAACGCGAAGTCATGGATGAAATGAGCTGGAAAGCGCTGTACATGAACCAACCTGTTGAGCGTGAAGGTCTTCTGTTCCCTGCCGATGAACTGCGGTATTTCAATGGCGTTCTGCCTGATGGAGAGCCCGACCGCAAGCTTATGGTCGAAGATATTGCTTGGGGCGGCGGTGATTTTACATCCGGCCCCATCGCCTATGTTTATAATGGTTCTGTGTTTATTCCCGATGTTGTTTTCAATAATGGCGATAAAACCGTTACCAAGCCTGAAACGGTCGGAAAAATTATTCAACATAAATTGAACACATACAGAGGTGAAGCCAATAATGGTGGCGATGAATACTGCGATAGTATAGACAGTATGCTTCGGCAGCAAGGCTATCACTGCTCTGTCCGCAGCCAACGTGCGCCAAGTGGTCAAAGCAAGCTGTCCAGAATCATCCAGTATGCGCCGGATATCAAACGGTTCTATTTCCTTGACGAAAAACACCAGTCGAAAGAGTACAAGGCGTTCATGGAACAGGTAACGATGTTCACGCAGCTTGGAAAAGTTCCGCACGATGATGCACCGGACAGTCTGGCACAGCTTGCCGATGAATTGTACAACGGAATCAGTAAAATCGAGCCTGTCAAGAGGCCTTTTTGAAAAAAGTGTCATATATAGCAGTGCTTGGAAACAAAAATTTGATTTTCAGCTATATTTTGCTTTACAATATAAGCAGGAAGCTTGCTACTTCCGTAAGGTATTCTTCTGATGAGATTTTGTCATTTTGCTCATCGGCCCTTCATTGTGTGAATACCACTCCTTTCTTTCCTGTGGCGACGGTCGCTCTTCGTCACAGGTTTCTATGAGTTGCGTTCTCTATCGGATGAGAATGCTGGTGCCCCCAATGCTTAACAATGCCAGCAAGCGGTGGTTCAAACCCACCACGCAGCACAACGATTCTCTTGCTTTGCATGGGATATTCTCCTGAAACTACCTCTTCCGTTATTCCCGGCTCTCGATGCAATGTCTTTGGATTTTTCACATTGCAAAGAGCAACGGCTCCAATTAAGCCGGGTTTATCACAGATTGCAGCGGTCAGGCAGCTGCACGTCGAAAGACGTAGGCATTGGTGCAAATCCGAAATCTGTGACCATTTGTGGTTTTCTTTTAGGCGGGAAAACTACGTTGTTAGTCCCGACAACTAACTAGCGTAACCGGAAGCGCGAACAGTTTCCCGGTAGCTTCCGACAGGTCTGTGCTTAACAGCCTGTTTCCAGAAATCCAACGAAAGGAGCGCTCATGCTAGTTAGAATCTGTTGCCCTTGTATCCGGCAGAACCCTATCTATAAGAACGTCCGCTGCAACCGCTATCTTGGCGAAGTGGACGGACGATACCATTTCAAGTGCGACAGATGCAAGGGTGTTATCGAAGGAGACACAAGGGAAGGATGGGTGAAAATCATCCATCCGCCAGAAAAGTAAATAGCTTTTGAAGCGCAGTTTTGGCGCAGTGAGATAGACCTTAATAGGTTTGTCTTGCTGCGCTTTTTATTTTGCAGGAAAGGAGGAAAACATGGCTGAATATCAGATAGTTGTTGACGGCTTCTTGAATGAGCCACTGACTGGACGTAGACCGATTGAAACGCCGGAGACGGAAATCAATCGGACAAACGTGCTGAAAGTGGTCATGGGCAAGGCAGAGTCTATTCATCTGCTGAACAAGAACGAGATTCGCTTTCTGCACAACTACTACTTGGGCAGCCAGCCTGTCCTCCATCGCACAAAGGAGTACCATGCTGAAATCACCAACCGCATTGTAGAGAACCATGCCAACGAGTGCGTGGGTTTCTACACAGGCTACATGAGCGGCACTCCCTGCTCTTATGTGCGGTCTGAAACGGCAACAGGTGACGGTGAGGAAATCGCGCGTCTGTCCAACGCCTTGCAGTACGAGGGCAAGGACGCGCTTGATCGGCGGCTCTGGCAGTGGATGTTGGAGTGTGGACAGGGATACCGCATTGTTCTTCCCGACAAAGGGTATAACGGCAACTACCCGGACGAAACGCCCCTGCTGGTGGATGTTCCCGACCCGGATATGGCGTATGTGATTTACAACTCCGGCATCGGGCACAAGCCCATTGCCAACGTGCTGCACATCCCGCGCAATTATCAAAATGACCTAAACGACCTGATTTGCGTGTATACGCCAAACCAGTACTTTGAAATCGACAACGGCAAGGTCACAAAGTCTGAGAATCACTCTCTGGGAATGCTGCCGATGGTCGAATACAAGCTGAACCCGGAGCGTATGGGTCTGTTTGAACCGGCTATTCCTGTGCTGGATGCCATCAACGACCTTGAAAGCAACCGTCTGGACGGCGTGGCGCAGTTCATCCAGTCCATCATGGTGTTTACCAACTGCCTTGTGGACAAGGATGCACTTGACCAAGTGAAGGAACTTGGTGCAATGTGCCTGAAATCCACCGCTGGTCTGCCCGCTTCAGTCTCGCAGATTGCAAACGAGCTTGACCAGCAGCAGAGCCAGACTTTGCTTGATTCTATGTTGAACGTGTACCGTAGTCTGACTGCCATGCCTAGCGCCACTGGCAGCGAGAACGCAACGTCCGACAACGTAGGCGCAGTTATCGTCCGAAACGGCTGGAATCACACCGAAGCAAGGGCGCAGCAGTACGAGAATATGTTCAAGTTCGCTGAACGCCAAAGCCTGTCTGTAATGCTGAAAATCCTGCGTGACACGGCTGGTTCTAAGCTGATGGCAAGTGACATCAACATCAAACTGCCACGCCGCCAGTACGACAACCAGCAGAGCAAGGTTCAGATTTTCGCACAGATGTTGCAGCAGACCATTGACCCGCAGCTGGCATTTACTACGCCCAGTCTGTTTCCTGACCCACAGGCTGCTTACGAAATGAGCAAGCCATTCCTGATTGCCGCTGGCAAGCTGGGCGAGGATGGGAAAGCTCCGAAGCCGCAGGAACAGCCTGTAGACCATATTGTTAACGCTTACAAATTGTTGAGCGAACAGGCCAACGCAAAGAACGGAGGGGAAAAATGAATTTTGCAAGCGCTTTGTTTTCTCTTAAACGAGGTCGTAAAATCAAGCGTCATCATTGGACTGGTTATTGGTGCTTGGGAACTAAAGACTCTAAAAAGCCTTATGTCGAAATGCACTGTTACGATGGCAAGATTGTAAATCTTGCTGATTCAGAAGACATTCTGTACACCATGGAAAATATGGCGTGTGACGATTGGGAAATCGTTGATGAATGGAAGTAAAGGTTTTCGCCTTTGCATATTCCGGCAGGGAAGCCGGGATACAAATTTCGCAGCGTTGCAGGGAAGCAACGGTAAAAAAACGCAGGAGGAAATTAACGATATGAAACTCAATGTGTTGCTTGGTGATGCCTACAAAGAGGGCATGACCGCCGATGAAATCATTTCTGCGCTTGAAAAGGTTGCAGACCCTAACGCAGAGGTTGAGAAGCTGCGCAACGCCGTGACGAAAGCTAACGGCGAAGCTGCCGAGTACAAGAAACAGCTCAAGGCAAAGCGCACCGATGACGAGAATGCCGCACAGGAACAGGCTGACAAGCTGGCAGAGATGCAGAAGCAGATTGAAGCCCTGACTGCCGACAAGGAGAACCTCGTCAAGGAAAAGACCCTTGCATCCTACCGTGAGAAGTTCGTTGCACAGGGTTATGACGCTGAACTTGCCAACAAGGCTGCATCTGCACTGGCTGACGGTGACATGGACAAGGTGTTTAAGTTCCAGTCGGAGTTTATGACCGCTCATGACACCGCTTACAAGGCTTCCCTGCTAAAGGATATGCCTACACCTCCGGGTGCGGATGGCAAGGGCAGCTCTGACAGTGAGGGCGTGGCGTTTGCTAAGAGCCTTGCACAGCAGAACGCAAATACTTCTAAGGCATCGAGTGACGCAATGAGTGCTTTCCATTAACAAGGAGGAAAACATGAAGTTTATCCGAAACACGGTCAACGGAATCAACGATACCATCCTTGCTTCCAATGACTACACCGCCATCCCCTTTACTGTGACCGAAACTGCTGCGGTTAAGGCTGGCTATCCCATGACGCTGGCTGGCAAGAAAGCTGTTGCTGCTGGCGAAACTGGTTCTAAGACCATCAACGCTGACGGCATCCTGCTGTATGACGTTGACCCGGCAGAGAACCCCAATGCTTCCCTGCTGATTCGTGGCGTTATCGACACCAAGAAGGCAGCGGCAAGTTCCAGCTTCACCTTTGACGCTGACGCAATCAAGGCGCTCAAGACCGCCGTTCCCGGCATCTTCTGCCGTGACAACATCGGCGTGAACGCTTAATAGGAGGTAAAACAACATGGCACTGAATCTTAAGGAAGTCTTTGCCCCGGCTGCGATTGCCGCCTATTGGACGAATGACCCCACTAACGCGATGCCTTTCACATCTGACGCACTGTTCCCCGCTCAGAAAAAGGCTGGTCTTGACTTGAAGTGGATTCGCGGTCACAAGGGCGTGGGAGTTTCCCTGATGCCCAGCGCATTTGATGCAAAGGCTACGTTCCGCACCCGTGAGGGCTTCAAGTTCGATGAAACCGAGATGCCGTTCTTCCGTGAGGGCTACCATCTGGGTGAAAAAGACCGTCAGGAAATCCTGCGTGTTCTGGACAGCAACGACCCCTATGCCCGTGATGTGATGAAGCGCATTTATGATGACGTGAGCAATCTTGTCACTGGCGCACGCATCGTGCCCGAACGCATGATTTGGCAGTTGCTGGCTCCTGCAAATGGCACTCCCGGCATCACCATCAAGGCAAACGGTGTGAACTACACTTACAATTACGACCCTGATGGAACGTGGAAAAAGAGCAATTACAAGGCACTGACCACTTCCGCAAAGTGGGACACCCCTGCTTCTGCCACTCCTATTGCTGACCTGATTGCTGCGGCCGATGCTGTCAATGATGCAACTGGTGAAGAAGTCACTCGTGTCTTTATGAACAAGGCCACGCTCGCGAAGATGATTGCCACCGATGAGGTAAAGAACCGATTCCTTACCATCAACAATCGAACCACTTCCGTTCTCACCGCGAATGAAGCAAAGGAAGTTGTTCGTCAGGCAACCGGCCTTGAGATTTTCACCTACAACAAGAAGTATCGTCCTGAAGGCGGCGGTGACACCGCAAAGTATCTTCCTGACGGTTATGTCGTTCTGGCTCCTGATGGCAAACTCGGCACGACTTGGTATGGCACTACTCCTGAGGAAGCCGACCTGTTGTCTGGTCAGTCTGGCGCATCCGTGTCCATCGTGAACACTGGCGTTGCCATCACCACTGAGCTGACCGTTCACCCGGTCAACGCCAACGTCTATGCTTCCGAAATCGTCCTGCCGTCCTTTGAGCGCATGGACGCTGTGTACTGCATCAAGGCTTACTAAGGCGAAAGGAGAAAAGCAGCATGGGAGACCAGTATTCCGAAGCGGCAGTCAAGCTGGGGCAGTACATCGCCCCTGCACTTGACCGTGAAATCACGGACGAGGACTACCCACTCTTCGACCTGCTGCTTGATTTTGCCAAAGACAAGATATTTGCACAGGGCTATCCCTTCGGCAACAGGCCGGACGAGCTGCCCTCGCAGTATCAGTCGTTGCAGATACGCATTGCAGCGGAACTGTACAACCACATTGGCGCAAACGGACAGACGAGCTATACCAACAATGGCATTACTCGTGTGTGGGAAAGTTCCGATGTGGCACAGTCCCTGCTGAATGAAGTGGTTCCGAGAGTAGGTGTTATCGGCTGATGTTCAATGGAAGCCCGCTGGACAAGCACCCGCTGTGGTATTCAAACCCGGTCGGCGAAAAAACGCCTGTTGTGGACGAATGGGGAAACGAGACCGGCGAATCCGCATACGAATCGTGGAGCGAACCCGCAAAGCTGATGCTGAATGTCAGTCCCCCTACTGGTTCTGCGGAAGCAAACCCTTTTGGAGCGTTCACGGATTACAGCTACGTTGTCAGTTCGTCCAGCAAAAAGCGCAACACACCGCTTTATGAAGGTACGCGCGTCTGGTTCCAGACGGACGTTTCAAAGCCCTTCAATTACATTGTGGTCAAGGTCGCAGAGCATATTACAGACACGAAGTATGCGCTGAAAGAGGTGGCTGCAAGTGAAAATTAAAGTGAGGTTGAGCGATGCCGGACTTCGTGATGCGGAACGTCAGATACAGGAGTACAAGGCCACCCTGAACAAAAAGGCCAGAGCGTTTGCTTTTCGTCTTTCGTGGCTGGGACTTGAAGTCGCAAAGGTGCGTTTCGCTAATGCGGAATACGCTGGCTCCAATGACGTGAAATGCCATATCAACCAAAAAGACAAGACTTGCACCATCGTTGCTGAGGGCAAGGCGGTTGCTTTTATCGAGTTTGGCACTGGCGCACATCACAACGGATATGGCGGTGAACTACCGCCCGGCGTTGGTGCGCATGGCTCCTACGGCAAAGGGCAAGGCGCAAACCGCAGATGGTACTACTACGGAGAATCCGGCAATGCCGGAACCTATGTGGATACCGTTCCCGGCAAGGGGCAGTTGAATTACACCGATGGCAACGAGCCAGCTATGGCTATGTGGGGAGCTGTTGAGGAAATAGCTTCTCAGGTCGAAGCAACGTGGAGGGAGGTTTGGAATAGTTGATCGATTATTTCAATTCTATTTTCACGGCTGTTGCCAAGGAGCTGCGAAAGCAAGTGCCCGGCATCTTCGTCACTGGTGAAATCAATGACAGCAACGTCAAGAAGTTTCCGTGTGTGCAGATAGAGGAAAACAGCAATCTTCCTGTACACATTGATTCTGCCGGTCACAGCAAGTACGCTGCCGTTTCCCTGCGTGTGCGCGTCTACTCCAACAAAACAAGCGGACGCATTGCAGAAGCACGTTACATTTTAGATATTGTGGATTCCGTATTGGAACCGCTCAATTTCTATCGAAAGTCGTTTGCCCCGTTGAATGGGCTGTACAACAATTCCGTCTATCGGATTGATTGCAGCTATGGGGCAACAATCGGAGAGGACGGAATGATTTACCGAAACTAAGGAGGTAAACATTCTATGAGTACTGCTATCTCCGGTCTGAATACCACCCTGTATTGTGGCGACAGCGCAACCGCTCTGACGAAGCTGTGCGACATCAAGGATGTGCCCGACCTGATCTCTGAGCCGAACCTTCTGGATGCCACCACTCTGTCTGACCCTATGCAGGTCAACATCTTCGGCATTATCCAGAGTGACACCAAGTCCTTTACTGCCAACTACAACAAGACCGACTACAAGAAGGTCAAGGAAGCTGGCTATGATGAGACTTCCGAGAGCAACACCGTGAAGTATTACGCCCTGAAGATGCAGGACGGCTCCGGCTTCACTTGGCAGGGTATGCATCAGGTCGGTCTGTCCGGCTTTGGCGTGGACGAGGTTGTGGAAATGACCATCAACTGCATCTTCACCAAGAAGCCTGAGTTCAGCGAGACCCTGACTGTCAACGGCGGTTAAACCGCAAAAATCGAATCAATCAAACCGGGCAGAACTGAACAACGGATTTGGTTCTGCCCCTATTTATAAAGGAGAGCATTTATTATGGCTGCTAAGGTTATCAACTTTCATTCCCCCGATGGCAAGAACACTTATGAGCTGACTTTCACCCGTGACAGCGTGGAAGCTGCTGAACGCGCAGGTTTTCAGATTGGCCAGTACACCAAGATGACCAATCTGCTGTCTAACTCTCGTGCCCTGTTCTACGGTGCTTTCATCGCACGGAACAAGGGCATCAAGCGCAAGGTCGTTGATGAGATGTTCCAGCACATCGAGGAGAAGGAAGACCTGATGGGCATTCTGCTTGAGATGTTCATGGATGCTTCTAAGTCCCTGCTGGCAACTGATACTGAGGACAAGACCGCAAAAAACGCAACGTGGGAGATTGTGTAACCGCACAATCTCAGGAAGCAGACGGAGAGGGAGAACCATTCTCCTTCTCCAAGCTGTTCCACGATGTGGAAGCCTATTACATCTCCATTGGCATGACCTATGATCAGTTTTGGTACGGCGATGTCTGGCTGGCAAAGGTCTACCGTGACGCAGAGGAGCTGCGGGAACGCAGAGCCAATGCCGAAGCGTGGAGAAATGGCTTTTACATGGCATCTGCTCTTTCCTCTACGGTTGGCAATATGTTCCGAAAGAAAGGGTCTAAGCCCATCAAGTACATGGATAGACCGCTCCCCCTTACCCAAAAGGAGAAAGACGAGTATGAATACCAACGCGCAGTTGAGGCGCAGGAACGAATCAAGAGAATGATGTTCTCTATGATGGAAAGTGATGGTGGTAGTGATGGCTGATGTTGATATTACGAGCTTATCCGTAGAGATTTCTGCGGAATCGCAGGGCGCAGAGCTTAACATCAATAAATTGGCTAACGCTATCGCCAATCTTCGTTCTAAGGGCAATGTTTCTGCCGTCTGCGATAGCCTTGATAAACTAGCTGGTTCTATCGCTGGGCTGAAGTCTGCATCCAAAGGCATTGGTTCTATTTTTAAGAACATCGAAAAGATGTCAAACATTGATGTTTCTGGCATTGATTTTACTGGTTTAAGCGCAAAGCTGGAATCGTTGAAAAGCGAATTACAGCCCTTGCAGAACCTTGATGCTTCTGGATTGAAAGCGGTTGGCAGTGCAATGAACGCCATTGCTAAAATCCCGTCTATCAATGATAAGTTGGATGCAGACACGCTCAATAAGTTCAAGACTGCTTGTAATAGCATCTCCACCTCGCTCACTCCCCTTGCATCTCAACTGGATAAGGTGGGCAACGCTTTTGCGAAGCTCCCTCCGCAGTTGAGCAAAGTTGTGACACAGGCTAACCGTGTGACCGCTGCTAACGAAAAGCAACGCAAGAGCTATCTCAGCCTGTCCAATCAGATGAACGGCTTTATGCGGAACATGGCAAAGCTGGTTTCGTTGAAAGCTATCGCTGAGTATCTTGGCAACGCTGTTGCGAAGTTCAATGACTTCTACGAAGCAACAGACCTGTTCCATAATGCTATGGGCAATTTGAGCGGTGAAGCCGATACGCTCATTAGCAAGATGCAGGGGTTGCTTGGCGTTGACCCGACCAAAGCGATGACCTACATGGCTACCATTCAGAGCTTGGGTACTTCGTTCGGTCTGACCAGTGACAAGGCATACGTTCTGTCCAAGAACCTGACCCAGCTTGCCTATGACGAAGGTTCCTATTGGAACAAGGACGTTGCAGAAACCTTTACCGCAATGTCCTCCGCTATTTCTGGCGAGATTGAGCCTATTCGCCGTTTGGGCATTGATCTAACTCAGGCACGGTTGCAGCAGGAACTTCTTGCTTTGGGCTTTAATAAACAGGTTTCTAGTCTGTCTCAGGCAGATAAGGCAGTTCTTCGCTACATTGCCATTATGAAGCAGACCACAAACATTCAAGGCAACCTCGCGCAGACCATTAGTAGCCCCGCCAATATGGTACGCATCTTGAAGTCTGAAATTTCGCAGCTTGCAAAAGCTGTTGGCCAGCTTCTTTATCCCGCGTTTAAGGCAATTCTCCCTGTTCTGATTGCAGCGGTTGACCTTATCAAAGAATTTGTTGTTTCGCTTGCATCTGTGTTCGGGCAGAAAATTGAATTTACCGATTTTAGCAAGACACAGAAAGATATTGGTGGCGTGGCCAACGCTATGGATGACACCGCCGATGCTACAAAAGCGGCAGCAAAAGCAGCCAAAGACTATACGATGGGTTTTGATGAATTAAACATTATCGACCCTTCACAAAACTCTGGCTCTTCCGGTTCTGGTGGTAATGGCGCTGCTGGTAACCTGCTCGGCGACGTTGACCTCTCTCAGTATGATATGTTCAAAGATTATGCTGGAAGCGCTGTTGATGAGATTAAGGCGAAGTTAAAATCTCTCGATTCTTTTCAAATCGGAACCCAAATCGGTGAACAGCTAAATAAACTTATGGGCATGATTTATGATGCCATCCATTCTGTTGATTGGGCCTCGCTTGGAGCGGTTTTTGCAGATGGCATTAACGGGCTCGTGGATTCTGTAGACTGGGATTTATTTGGCCGATTACTTGCAGACCGATTCATTATCGAGTTTGAGCTTCTTGGTGGCTTTCTGTCTCAGCTTGACTGGACATCTGTATTAAATGCCTTTATTGATGGCTTTTCTGGATTCTTTCACGAACTTTCAGATTGGATAGCAACAGTAGATTGGACTAGCATTGGAAAGCAATTGACTGATAAGATTTCCGACGCTCTTCAAAATGCTGATATCGAAAAGCTTGCAAGAGTTCTTTTTAACTTTATCACTGATAGCATTAACGCTGTTTCTGATTTCTTGGCTGGAACAGACTCTTACCAGCTCGGTCAAGACCTCGTTGACTTTGCTATTAGAGCTGTTACTTCTGTAGATTGGGCCGGGCTAGCTCAAGCCATCGGTCGTTTCTTTGGCGAAGCGTTCATTGAAGCGCTCGACTTCATGGGCGGTCTGGTTTCCCGAATTGCCGATTATTTTGAAAAGAAAGTGGCAGAGGGGCCGTTCGATAATGTTGGCCTGAATATCGTCTACGGTATTTATTACGGCATTCAAGACGCAATCACGAATGTTGCTTCTTGGATTGTTGAAAACGTGTTCAATCCTTTTATCAATGGTTTTAAGTCTGCCTTTGGAATTAATTCCCCATCTACCGTAATGGCCGAACAAGGCGGATACATTATCGCCGGATTGAAGAAAGGTATTACTGATGCTATCTCTAGTGTAACTGAAACTGCAAAGAAAATTCTTTCTGCAATCAAGAGCGCATTTGGCAATTTTAGCCTTTTTGATATTGGCAAGAACCTGATTCAGGGTCTTATTAACGGCGTGAACAATATGATTGAAACAGCTAAAAATGCTGTCGCAAATGTTGGAAACGCAGTTATCGACAAGGTTAAGAACGTTCTTGGCATCCATTCCCCTTCTACTGTGTTTGCGGAGATTGGCGGTTACATCGATCAGGGCCTTGCAAACGGTATCACTGCTGCTGTCTCCTATGTCACCACTGCCATGCAGGGCGTTGTAGATGCTGTGCAGGAGAAGGGACAGGCGCTGATTGATGCTGGCTCTACTCAGGCTACCAACTACGTTACCGGGTTTTTGAACGGTCTGGATACTCAGTGGCAGCAGATTGATTCCAGCTTGCAGAACGATTTTCTGGGCAGTATGCAGACGCTCGGCACTGCCATCGAGAAGGGCGATTTGCAGTCTCTTGGTAAGTGGGCGGCTTCCTATTTCTATCATGCAATGGATGATGAGCAGCGCGCACAAATCAAATCTATTGCAGAAAACAGCCTTACTTGGCTGACAAGCAACCTGAGTGGCGTTTGGAACAACATTGCCGGTATGGCTTCTAGCTTTATCGGTCAACTGGTTCCTTCGACCGTCGCGGCTACGACGGCGCAGACCGGATTAAATATTGCAATGGACGCAAACCCGATTCTGTTTGTTGTTTCGCTGATTGCAATGCTGGCTGGCGCTTTGCTCAATCTAGCCGGAACGAATAGCGATGTTGCGGGCGGCATTTCTTCCGTGTGGGGCGGCTTGAAGGATTTCATGTCCTACATTTTCGAAGGCATCGTGCGTCTGCTCGGCACATTTGTGCAGGGCTTCATCAACGGTGTAAACATTATGATTGGCGCATACAACCTTGTTGCACAGCTCTGGGGCGGTCAGATTGATTATATCAAGAACCCGCTGTTCGAGTATGCGGACAAGATTGCCGCCGCTCGTGAAAACAGCTCTTCCGTTGATTCTCTCGCTTCTGGAAACTTGGATTATTCCAGCGTTCCGGGAACCAGCGAATACGAACAGGCGTCTGGCTCCGGTTCGTATTCTTCTAGCAGTTATACTCGGTCGGCAGAGCTTACCCCGTCTGAACTGCGTGATTCCGTAAAGGAAGGGTTCATCGCCGCCTTGCAGGAATCCGGTTTCGGAGACACGGACAACGGAAACTTTACGGTTCGGGTTTATCTCGACGGAAAGGAAATCACTTCTGCGGTCGAAAAACGTCAGAGCGATCGCGGAATGTCCCTGATGGGAACGGAAGCATACAGCTACTAAGGAGGCGACAGTTTTATGGCAAATATTCCAGCACTGGTCACAGTGAACGGTACGGCATTGCCTGAACCGTCCTCTTATGAAGCTACCACAAGCACGATTGTGGATTCTGGACGAAATACTCAAGGAAAAGTGGTTGGGGCCGTCGTGCGGCATGATGTTGCAAAAGTATCGCTGTCGTGGAACTACCTGACCGCCGCCCAGTGGGCAAACGTCCTTAGTTTGTTCACAAGAAACTTTTATTGCTCGGTTCGGTTCTTAAACCAAGCAACAAACACTTATGAAACCCGGCAGATGTATGTGTCCGACCGCACATCCGGTATGTGGAGGCGAAGCCCAAACAGCGGAAACGTAATGGGCTGGGCTGGATGCAAACTGGCGCTTGTGGAGGTCTAAGATGGAACACCCTTCTCAAAAATGGCTGAACAAGTTCAGCGAAACACTTGTTCCTGAGACGTTTATCAAGATTTTTTATGACAGTACAGAGCCGGGCGTCCAAAAAGACGCTTCTGCAAGCGCCGACAGTCAAACGTTGTTCAGCAATGTTTCCGGCATTACATCCGAAAACGATAAACGTTCGATTGCAAAGTACGCAACCGGAGAGCTAAATCTTCATTTGCTTGACGGAACATTTTTGCTTTCGCCAGCGCCCGGTTCTTCTGCCAATGATGCCGGATATATCAGCCGCGACATTGTTTCTGAATCGAACCATCCAAAGCTTACGTTTACTTTCAGCAGACTTCACACGAGACCCATCCCCGGCATTACGATTTTGTGGTCTGAGACGTTGAACGAATACGCCAAAAGCTTTAAGCTCACGGCATATTCTGGAGACACACAAGTAAGCACGATTACTGTCAACGATAATAACGATGTTAGAGCCGAAGTCGATTGGGAAATTTCCGGCTACGATAAAATCACTCTTGAGGTCTTGTCTTGGTGTTTGCCTGACCGTAGGGCAAGAATTGAATGGTTCATGGTCGGTTTCAGGCTGGCTTATACAAAAAACAACTTGATCTCTTACACTCATGAGTCAAATCGTGACCCGATATCCGGTCAGCTTTCCAAAGATAGCATTTCTTTTTCTCTTGATAATAGCCAACAAACGTGGAACCCTCTGAACCCACAAGGTATGTATCGATACCTTTATGAGCGCCAGCTTGTTACAGTCAGCTACGGAATGGATATTGACGGAACGACCGAGTGGATTAACGGCGGCAAATTCTTTATGTCTGAATGGAGCGTTCCGGCAAACGGCATTGAAGCTTCCTTTGTTGCTCGCGATGCTCTCGGATTCCTGATGGACTCTGCATATATTGGCAGAAAAAGCGGAACATTGTACGATATTTGCATTGATGCTCTTTCTCGTCTTCCTGAAAACACTGCGTCTTATTCTATTTCTGATGAGCTGAAGGATTACACCGTAGATATCAGCAAAGAGAATAACTCTTCCTACAAGAACTCAGATATTTTGCAGATGGCTGCAAATGCAGCGGGTATGGTCTTGTACCAAACTCGCGAGGGTGAAATTCGAATCGAACGGCCTACGTTTTTTGCGGGTTCTTCTTCTGAGGTCTATGAAATCGACCCGATGAACAATTATCAATGGCCCGAAATCACTTTTTCGCCTCGATTGAAAGACGTCTCTTGCAGTGTCAACAATACAACGCGCCTTTATCCGAGCAATTCTAACGTTGACGGTGTTACGCAGTCTATCAGCAATCCTTTGCTGAATGATTCCATTTTGGAAAAGGGCAAAAATTCCATGACGGAAGCCTACTCCATTCTCTCCACGCGAAAGAAAGCGAGTTTGGAATATCGCGCCAGTCCTCATATTGACGCGCTTGACCATGTAAAGCTCAACCACAGCTTTGGCTATGCGTCGGAAATGTTTGTCACGAATGCAAAGTACACTTTCAATGGCTGTTTTAAGGGAACGTTGGAAGGTTATATGCTTTCTGACATCGCTTCGGTATCTCTTGACCAAAGCTTGTTTTCTCTTCAATATGCCGATTCTCGTATTTTGACCGCGCGGCTGACTCCTGCATCTATGGATTCCCCCGCAATCGGTTGGAGCGCGTCTCCCGCCAACATTGTGCACTTGGACGTTTTGACCAACATTGACGGCGTTTCCACTTGCCGCGTTTCGTATTCTCATAAAGGAACCGCTACTGTGACCGCAAGCGCTGGCAATTCTTCTGCATCTTGTCAGGTGACCGCAGAAGCACCTTATATTACGCTTAGCCAGAGTTCGGCAAACCTTTCTTGGAGTCAGTACAACGACGTTACCGCAACCTTCCACCCGACTGTTTCAAGTGCTCCGAGCATCAATTGGAGCACGAGTAGCGGCGCTGTTCGTTTGCAGGTTCTCAGCAACAGCGGTGGTGTTTCTACTTGTCGCATCTGGTGGAATTCCAAAGGCAGCGCAACGGTTACTGCAAGTGCATTTGGAGAATCTGCAAGCCTGAACATTTCCACCCAATCTTCTGCCCTTTCCAATCTGCCTGATGGTACGATTGTTAAAATCGTGGAGAATGGCGCAGCGGTCGATTTCATCCTTGCGCAGCATAATTATCTTTCCGATCATAACGGTGCTGGCCGAACCTTGTTCGTCCGCAGATATGGGTTCAGAAAGCTGCGTTTCAACAAGGTTGATGCAAACCCCAATCAGAAATATTGGCTGTATGACACCGATTCCGGGGAGAATCGTTGGTTTTATTATTGGGGCAGATATAATGATTTCTGGAACAACTACCATTACGGAGAGGGATATAATGAGGATAAGTATTTCGTGGTTCCTTCTTATAATGACGGCCCTGCTGAAATCACAAACTGGTTAAATGGGGATTACAAAAACCTGTTCAGCGCTTCTGTGAAAAATCAAATGGGCCAAACCGTTTTACAAAAGAAATCAGGATTTACTTCGCAAGTTTCTGCAAGCGTTTTCCTGCTGACCGCAAAAGAACTTGGAATTGGCACCAAAGGTTATTACGCTTACCCTGACAATAGCAGCGGTGCGCTTCCGACCGCCAAACAGATTCTCAATAGCGAAACGTCCTATTGCTGGACTAGAAGCCGCTTGACTGATGGGTCTGTGGACGGTTTGAGCGGAGACGATGCTACGCGAGCAGAAAACGGCGTTGTATGTTGCTCTTATCGAGGTTCCAGTGCAAGCGTTTGGGCAAACAACGGAGATGTATTTGCTCGTCCTGCGTTTACCCTTCCTGCAAATCTGGAAGTGGATGCAAACGGAAATCTGATGATTTGAGGTGAAGATATGTCAACATGGATTACCGACAGGACGAATGAAGACGTCCGTCACGCCGCTGAGCTGACCGAAAAAGGACGTCTGAATACATGGACTGAAGAAGAGCAAGCAGAATGGTTGGCTGGCATGAAAGGTGCTCTGAGCTACACGGACTACAACCGCATTGAAAGTGGAATCCAAGAGATTGCGTCTATCTTGAACGCATCTGTTTCGGTAAAAACCGATTGGGATGCAAATGGATACTTGACTGTCTCGGACGCTTCTCGCTGGCTTGTGAACATTTCCAACATCCGCGCCAAGTGCAGCGGCCCCGGTGAATTGTCCGACACACCGGCAAGTATGAACAACCTGACCTATCAGACCATGAACCTGATTGAAACAATTCTGGCCGAAGTAGAGCGAATCGCAAACGACCACTTGCTTTATTGCTCAGAGCCAATATGCGGAGGTGAACCTTACTATGGTATTTGTTGACCGCAAGGCAAAGTATCCGGGCCGATGGACAATGAAAAAGTCTGATGGCACATCGGAAATTGTCACACTGGTTCGCAACGACGAGCCTGAGGTTGAAGGCACTCCGATGAACGCGGAGACGCTGAACACCCTTTCGGATGTTGCAGGTGCAGACGTTGCGCGTATACAGGCGGAAGCTGCTGCAAATAAGTCGGAGGAAGACCGCAAGAAAGCGGAAGCTGCCGCAGGAAACGCCGCCAACGATGCAACAAAGCTTATCAAAGGCTACGCAGACAGCGCTCTTGCCAGCAAAGAAGCTGCCGCTGCGTCCGAAGTGAACTCCAAGCTTTACTCGGAAGCCGCCAAACAAGTGGTGACGCAGAACGCCAAAGGCTACGGCGGCGGGTACTCCCGCACTTTTACTCTGACGGCCCCGCAGACCGGGTGGGCGGTGCTGGAAGCTCCCATCGGTATTTACCGCTATTATGCCGACGTGGCCCTCGCGGACTGCACCGCCAAGTGGAACGCTTTTGCGGCTGTTTTGCCGGAGAGCGCTATGGCAGCTTTCGTGGCGCGGGTGGCGAATATCATCGAGACGAAGGATGGCAGCGTGCGTCTGTACGCGGTGAACGCGCCGGACGGCGATGTGAAGTTTACTCTCTCGGTGTTTGCGGTAGGTTCCCGCACCTATAGCCTGACGGTACCTGCCAATGGGTGGGTACAGGCAGAAAACACTGTGGGGGCCAACCAGTGGAAATGCGATTTGACGCTGGAAGACTCTTCTGTTGAAAAAGTACCAATGGGTATGGCCGCACTGGAAAACACCACCGCCGCGCTCTCCACTCCGGGTCTGAGCGCAACGATGGAGACCTTTGACGGGTACATCCGCGTTTATGCAAAGAAAAGGCCAGCGGCAGACATCAACATTGTGGTGATTCTGCTGGCAAAGAATGAGGTGAACTGAATGGCAATTGGCTCTATGACCACCAACAGCATGGTGGATCTGATCGACAAGACCCTAACCATTGAGAACGTACCGGCCGATGCAAAGGCCACCGGTGACGCTCTGGCCGAAAAAGTGGGCAAGGATGTCATCCTCGATGAGGACGGCAACATGATTTTTTACAGCAAAGCCGCTGTGGATAAGCTGCTGGCTGGGAAACTTGGTCTGCACGACGCCGCAGACAACGGCGTTGTCGCCTCCGGCGACAACTACGTTAGATTGGGGAATGGCACGCAGATTTGCTGGGGCGAAAGCGCCGCATTTCAAGAGATTGCAGCAGGAGCCGTCGTTAATACTGTATGTACGTTTGCTGTTCCATTTTTTAACTCCGACTATTCATGCACAACAACTTTCGGCGCAGACGGAGGTAACTCTTGGAACTTACGTGTTTCCGCCACATTTCGAGGAACTTCTAATTTGCAAATTTTTATCGGAAGTCGAGATCTTGCAGTAGGTGCTGGAACAACAATTCGTTATATTGCCATCGGTCGCTGGAAGTAAGGAGAAAGACACATGGAAGAAATTGTTTTGGGCTACACCATCGCCAAGCCCGTAGAAATGCAGGAGCAGTGCACCGCTTACGCCGCCATGGCTGAGGCGGTGAATGCCCACAACGCCGCCTGTGCGGTGGGCGACACGCTGTGGGGCATTGAGGATAAGGCCGACTGCTACGAGGTGGCAGAGGGCGGCACGGTGCCGGAGCCGGAACCGGCAAGCACCCTGCCCACCACAGAAGAGCGGCTGGCAGCATTGGAAGCCGGTCTCATTGAACTGGCTGCACAGGAGGTATGAAATGGTACAATTTTACGTGACGCAGATCAAGCTCCACCAGCTTGACGGCACCTTCACCATTGAGGACGTCCCGACCCGCTGGCGGGCCCGCGTACAGGCCGAGCTGGACAAGGAGGCGCAGGAAAATGGCTGATAAGACCATTATGGACGTATCCCGTTGGCAGGGCCGCATCGACTGGGACGCGGTGAAGCGCAGCGGAAAAATCGACGGCGTGATGCTTAAAGCCGTGTCCACAAACCGCAAGTTGAGCAAGCGCAAGGATGGGTTATATATTGACCCGACCTTTGAGCGCAACTATTCCGAATGCAAGCGCGTTGGTCTGCCGGTTGGCGTATACTACTACACCTACTCCACCGATAAAGAGATGGCAGACGCAGAGCTTGCCTTGCTCAAGACTGCCTTGACGGAAAAGACCTTTGAGTTTCCCATCAGCGTGGACGTGGAGGACAACAAAATCAAGAAGCTGTCCACACAGGCGCTGACCGACCTTGCCGCCTATGCGCTTGCTACGGTGGAGCGCTGGGGCTTTTATGCCCTGCTGTATGTCGGGCTAAATTTTGCGCAGACGGAGTTGTTCATGGGTGGCGCGGCGCTGCGCAAGTACGATGTATGGCTGGCAAGATATCCCAGAGACAAGAGCAAGACCAAACCGGAGGACAAGCCCAAAACAGACTTTTCCTTTGGGATGTGGCAGTACACTAGCACCGCCCGCGTTCCGGGCGTGAGCGGCAACGTAGACCTGAGCCATGCTTACAAGGACTATGCGGGCATCATCCGCAAGAAGGGCCTGACCCGTCTTCGGGAGGGCGCATGAGCGACGCGATCATCGTAGCACTCATCACTGGCGGCCTGAGCCTGATCGGCTCGATCGTCTCTAACAACCGCACCGCACAGAGCATGGACGCCAAGTTGGACAAGCAGCAGGCTGTGACCGAAACAAAGCTGGAAGAGCTGACCCGCGAAGTCCGGGCACACAACAACTTTGCCCAGCGTGTGCCAGTGCTGGAAGAGCAGGTCAAGGTGGCAAACCACCGCATCGAAGACCTCGAAAAAGAGAGAGGAGAGTAACACATGGAAACTATTCTTAACACTATTCTCGCCCCGCTGCCCGCATGGCTGGCGCTTGTGCTCATCGTTGTGGGCGCTGTGTCGCTTGTGCTGGGGCTTATCCGTCTGGGCTACGGCGCAGCGGTCAAGGGCACTGTGCTCGACCTTATTGCAAGGGCGGAACACGAGATTCAGGGCACCAAGCGCGGCGCAGAGCGCAAGGCGTGGTGCGTCAAGATGCTGCGTCACTATCTGGACAACAGCAAGTGGGGCAAGCTAGTCAGCTGGGCTATCACCGAGGAGACCATGAGCAAGGTCATCCAGTTTTTCTTTGACCGCGCCCGGTCGGCGTTGCAAAAGCAGTAAGGAGGATACATACTATGATTATTACCGGTATGGCAGAATACGAAAGCGTGTGCAAGAATGCACTGGTTGAGTGGTACAACGCGCACCGCGAGACCAAAATCACCCTCGAAAACGTCTTTGTGGTCTGGGCTTGCAAGACGCTCCAGAACTACAAGGCGCTACTGTCTACCACCGTGAGCGGTGATGGCATCTATGCCGAGTACACTTACAACGGCGATAAGCAGGAGCTGTACGAGGATGTGTACGGCAAGCTGACCAATCGCTGCATCAAGCAGCTGTAAGGAGGATATCATGGCAAGCACTACATACGAGCCGCTTAACCCGTGGAAATGCTCAAAAAGTATTATCCAGACAAATTCTGACCGCGCTGGAACAGAAGTTTGTACAGGTTACCATATTTCTGTGCTTGGCAATATGGTGCGCAACGCCGGGCAGCTGCCGCAGCCCTTCTGGCTCGGTGCCTGTGGCGGCGGCTCGTGTAGTGCTGCCACTGTGCCTGCAAGGACTTGACCGACAGAGGATGATCGCCGCCATCAAAAGCGCACCGCTTGGGAGGGTAGACCGTAAGATAGCCTTACTGCGGTACGTTGAGCGGCTTCCGCTGCCGGACATTGCAGCACAGACACATTACAGCCGGACGGCGATAGGCTACCGGCTGAAAGGCATTGAAAAAATGCTGGATGTGTGATACCATAACTTTAATTGAGCACGATTTTTCACGAAACGTGTTGAAGCGGCAGGCTTTCGGGTCTGCCGCTTTTCTTTTTGCACGAATTGCGGTATAATAAACTTAACAAATCCACCCGGCCTCTCGAAGAAGCGCATTAGGGTGGATGTCTGAACCCGTCAAGCCTCTCAACGATGCGTATCATGGCGGGTCTTTTTGTTTTATTCACACTAGTTTTGTCGAAGCTCTTGTCTTGCAAGTCAAAACGTGATATTTTATTTTTGCTTGCAATGTGAAGCTCTTAACAGTTAAGCGCTCATGCGGATTTTTCCGTGTGGGCGCTTTTCTTTTTTTGTCCTTCGTTGTACATTCGTTGTCTTTCGCTTTTTGCTGATGGAGTACACTGGTCACATCAGGAGGGATGCTTTATGAGCTATTACCAGATACCCGGAACGCCCTACGTTCCGCAGCAGCCTGTCAATCCTTACGGCGGCATGGGCACGGCAGGCCTTGCCACTCCCCTGCCAAACACACAGATGCAACAGGCACAACCGCAGCGTCCGCAGCCGATGAATTGGCAGCAGCCTGTTCAGCAGTCGGCACAAGACGGCGGCTGGCTGCTTGGTAGACCTGTTTCCAGCAGGGAGGAGTTTTTGGCGATACCGTCAGACCTGTACGGCAAATGGACATATTGCCCGGACTTGCGCAGTGGCGTGATCTATTGCAAGCGTCTGAATCCAAACACTTGTGAATCTGACGTGTTAGAGTTCTACAGCCCGGAAGCATGGCGGCAGATGCAGGCGCAACAGGCACAGCAGACCGCCGCACCGACACAGCAATATGTGCCTATTGAACAGTACAATGCCCTCGTGCATCGGCTGGATGAACTGGAAAAGTGGCAGAAGAGCTTCTCTAAACCCGCTTCCACCGCAAAGAAAGGAGAATAAATAATGTCCTCTCCGTTTGATATGATTACTCACAGCCCTATCATGCAGCTTGCAAATCTGGCTCGTGCCGGACAAAACCCAATGGGGCTTATTCAGCAGTTGAGCGGGCAGAACGCCCCCATCATGCAGGGCTTGAACCTGATTCAGGGTAAAAACGAAGCACAACTCAGGACGATGGCGCAAAACCTCGCTAAAGAGCGTGGAATCGACTTGAACCAGCTGGCAAGCGTCTTGAACCTGACGTTGCCCCGATAACACATCCCTCTAAGCGAAACGCTTCTCAGTTTTGCGGACTTGATAAAAACCGCTTTTGTTTGGCTTCGCCCATCGCATACGGCGATGGGATAGCATAACGCAAAACTGAAAGGAGTTTTTTATGGACGATTTTGCAACTGGCTATCTGGCCGGGCAGGACGGCGGCAATAACAACGGCGGATTCTTCGGCAACGAAGGTCTGTGGGCGGTTATCATCCTTGCCATCATCTTCGGCTGGGGCAACTACGGCAACGGGCGCAACGGCAGCGACAACGGTATGGCGAGCTACATCCCGTATCTTGTAGGCACCGGAGCAAGCGGTCAGGGCGGCGCAGACACCCGTGCGGCACTGTCTGAGGGCTTCTACCAGCAGGATACCTCCCGTTCTCTGGCGGGCATCCAGAGCGGCATCTGCTCTCTTGGCTATGACCAGCTGGCGCAGATCAATGGCATCAATTCCAACATTGCGAACGGTTTTGCAGGCGTGAACAGTGCCATCTGTCAGCTTGGCTACCAGAACGCACAGCTCGTGAACGGTCTGGAACGCAGCGTGTCCAACGGTGACAACGCCATCAACCTTGCCATCATGCAGGAGGGCAACGCACGGCAGGCTGGTCAGACCGCACTTGCCACGCAGCTGGCATCTTGCTGCTGCGAGAACAAGCAGCTGATCGGCGACCTGAAGTACACCATCGCAACGGAGGACTGCGCTACCCGTCAGGCTATCGCAGACAACGCCCGCGCCATCGTGGACAACTGCAACGCCAACTTCCGCAGCATGATGGACTACTTCACGCAGGATAAGATTGCCACTCTGACCGCTGAGAACCAGAACCTCAAGTTCGCCGCTTCTCAGGATCGCCAGAATGCGCTTCTGACCACCGTGATGTCTCAGCAGACTGATACCATCCTAAACCGGGTCAATCCTCGTCCGATTCCCGCTTATCAGGTGGCAAATCCCAACGTGGGCGTGAACTGCTGCGGCTGCTGCTAATCAACACACTCCCCGATAACACCGGGTGAACCATCGGGGCAGGGGTGAGACACCTCTGCCCCTGATTTTTTAGGAGGAAAACATTATGGCTTGCAAAACAAGCTGCAAACTCTGCCCGCACCTTGTCATCTCGAATGCGGTCACGTTTGCCAACGATACGTTGACCATTAACATCCCTGCTGGTGCATACCAGAACGGAGAGAAGTATTGTATCGTAGTTGCCCAGAGCATCCCGGACACGACCACCATCAACGCCCCTGTGGTCATCACCATCGGCGCAGGGACGACCGCATACCCTCTGACCGACTGCAACTGCGCTCAGGCAACCGCTGAGAGCATCCACACTCGCACCCGTTACGCTACCCGCGTTGCAACGTCTGCGACCGGCACCGCCACGTTCAAATATCTTGGCTGCTTCTGCCGTTCCCACGCTGGCGCACCCGCGTCCATTTCTTGAGGAGGTATAGATTATGGGCAAGAACACTTTTCGCCGCATGATGATGCTCCGCGACCACGACAAAAACCGTGAGCCGGAACGTGACCGCCTTGAGGAAGAGCGTGACCGCAGGGAGCGTGAGATGGAACGCCGTCTGCGTAAGCTGGAAGGCGGCAACGACCGCTATCCCTACTATCCGCAAGAGGAGAACCGCTACATCGACCCCTACCCTATCCCCCGCTACCCTGACGTTGAGTATGGGCGCAGAATGCCGCAAATCGGCTTCTCGCAGAACGGAGACTGGGACAAGCGGTCTGGTCAGTATGAGCGTGGCGGCGCAGACAGCCGCTCTATCAGGATGCCACGCCAGCACCTCACCCACGATGAAGCTGAGGAATGGTGCGACAGCATGGTGAACGCTGACGGCACAAAGGGTTGTCACTGGACGCTGGAACAGACACAGGACGTGGCCAAGCAGCGCAACATCACCTGTGACCCAAACGATTTCTGGGCTGTCATGAACATGATGTACTCGGATTATTGCCAAGTCGCAAAGCGCCAGTCCGTTGACACTCCGGGCTTCTACGCTGACATGGCAAAGGCATTCCTTGAGGACGCGGATGCCGCAGATGGCAAGGCGTATCTCTACTGGGATTGCATTGCCGATAAGTAAAACGAAACCCCTGTGCGGTCATTGTGACTACACAGGGGTTTGTACTTTAGCAAATTCCTGTATCTCCAATTTTCTGCATGGTGCTCTTAAGATTTGGCACATCTGCTTCCGACATTTTGCGTTTGATGCCAATAATCGCTTGCGTGATTCCAGCTTTGTTTAACTGGTTTACAGACTTACGGAATACAAAGTCAATGTTCATATTCGCCTTGATTGTTCCGTCATCTTCAAGATAACAGTTCGGAATCCACACGTTTTGATTACTGCCGTTGATTTTGAAACGCTTTGCTTTGTAGCAACCGTAGTCCTCTCTTACAATCAGCTCAACAGGAATGCCCTTGTAATACTGCGTGTCAGTATTGTATTTTTCAGCCAGTTTTGCTTTGCGTTTTGCTACTTCTGCGTTTATTTTGGCTTGTTCCTCTTTGCTTCTGCGCTTGCGTGGCTTGTATGTGCGCATTTTTCTCCTCTCCTGTAAATTATTCTTCTTTGATATGCATTAGCATATACAACGGAATGAACCGCTTCCAACTATGGCAGTGTCTAGGCCAACGCCGAACAAGGTACCAATCGCCAAACAGGTGAAAAGTGGTGTAGTATTCAGCAATCCTTGCGACCCGCTCTTGCTTTGTCATATCAGTCCTCCAAGAAATCCTCCAACTCAATCTTTCCCTCTGCCGCTGCGACAGCCAGCGCGTACACAAACTGTCCAATCGTCATTCCGTGCCGTCTAGCTTCACGGTTGATGTACTTGCGCTCTTCTTCGCTCATAAGGATGGTAATGCGCTTTGAACGCTTGCCGTCACCACTTGCAACACCTTGATGCGATTCCGGCATCGGGATTTTTTTCTTTGTCAAGCCAGCTTCGGCTAGTGCGCCGGGGACATCGCCCTGTTCGATAAGACGTTGAACTTCTTTCGCCTGTTTCAACTTCTTTGGCTTACTTTCGCTTACTACGGCATTGTTTGGCTGTGTTTCGCTGTCTTTGGCTTGCTTCGGCTTAATACCGCTTAACTGTGCTTCATTAGGCTGTAATTGGCTGTCCGTGGCTTCACTGGGCTTAATCTGTGCTTGTTCGGCTTCGTTCGGCTTTGTTTGGCTTACTTCTTCTTCCTTTGGCTCACTTTGGCTTAATGGATGCTCCGAAAAAATAGGCTGAAAATCAAACCCGCCAAGCAAGCCTGTTGATTTTTTGCTGGTTGATTTCATTTCACATTCTCCATCCGTGCGCCACAGTTCGGGCAATATCTCATTTGTGCAACTTCTGTTTCATATCCGCAAATAGAACATTTGTAAGATATAATCAAGTTTTTTGTTCTAACCCACTTTGAGTGCCGGGTTTCTGGCATCATTTTGACGGCTTTAATCACGGTTCTTATTGCTTCTATCGCTTCTTCTTGATCCATTCTGTCATACTCGCAAATAAACAAATCAAGCCTTTCTAGCAGTGCTTCTTTATCAATCATTCTCATTGTTATCACCCTCCACAATCATCTTCGCCAACGCCTTGAAATCCTCTGCGCTGGTGCTTTTTGCCGTGTCGCCGCTAAACAGGCTGTGACGCTCTGCCTGTGCCTTACGAACGCCCATAGACGGTCTAATCTTCACGTCCAGCAAGGTTGTACCCATGCTCTGTGCAATCACAGGAAGCTGCTCCACAACCTCTTTGGACAGGTTCTCCCGGCTCTTGTACTGGTTTAGAAGCAATCCTTCAATCTTCAATGTCGGGTTGAAGTATCTGCGAACATCGCCGATGGTCTGAGAAAGCTGGCTCAGACCAGCCAGCGCATATCGGTCTGCTGTGATGGGCACGATGATGCTGTTGGCGGCGATCAGCGCGTTTACAAGCGCAAGACCAAGCTGCGGGGGAGTATCCAGCACAATGTAATCGTACTGCTTGGACACGCTTTCAAGGGCTTCTCGCAGCCGGAAGTTCTTGCCCATGTCCCGGACAAGCTGCTCGTCAATGTCCTTCAATGCGCTATCAGACGGCAGAATGTCACCAGCTTCACAGTGCTGGATTCCTTCTTCGGCCGTGCCTTGCCGTGTCATCACATCAAACAGAGTGCATACATCCTCTGTCTGTGCGCTGTAAGTGTCCGTTGCGTTGCACTGGGCATCGCAGTCCACCAGTAGAACTTTTTTGCCAAGCAACTGCAACGCACCAGCCAGACAGGTGCTTGTGGTGGTCTTTCCTGTGCCGCCCTTCTGGTTAGCAACAGCTATGATTTTTGCCATTTTATCACTCTTTCTTTATTCAAGATAGTCGAACCCGAATGTCGCAAACTTGCTTAATTGCGAATCTTTGATAACCGTCCGAAGGTAAGCTTCTGGCACTTCAACATCCGGTTTGTCCTTTACGGCTTGCTCGTATGCGCCCTGCACAATGTTCACAACAGCATCCTTCTTCTTGTCTTTGCGAATATTCGGGTATTCAGATTTTATTCGCCTTGCAACAGACCTTGCAATGCTTGCACACTGCTTTTCGTCAACGCCCGGCATCAGGCTTGCCCAGTCAACATCTTCGTATGCGCCGTTTCTAGGGCTTTTTACAGGCTTTTCGTTGTCAGAGGCATCTCTTAATGGGGTTGTCTCAATCTCGCTGGATTCGGCATCTATGACCGGCTCGGAGCGTTTTATCTTTACGTCAAAGATAATCGATACTATTCTGTGCCCAACAGTCCGTTTTTTATACGACACAGAAATGTCGGATATTTCATTGATTTCAGCAACGGCAACGTCCAAGACTTTTGCTCTAAAAAATTTGAACTGGTCATAACTGCTTGCTGTCGCACCAAGCTGCTCTTTTAGCTTCTTGATGCTGATTTCATGCCCCTTCGACCCCATATTCATCCAGTCCCGAAGAATTGAATAGAGCAAGATGCTATACTGAGACTTCATGCTTGCCGTGTATCGCAGACGATACCGAACATACCCTTTTTCTGCAATATCAAAGAACACAGGCTGCAACAAAGGATTGCACCTTATTGAAACCATGTATGTAAAGCACTCCGGGTCAAATCGAATCTGCGCCATAGCAAACAGGGTGTACAGAGTGTATTCGTCTTTCCCTTCAAGAGGGACGGCTACTGTGTTCTCAATGAAGTGCCTAAGCTGTTGCTTCAAATCTTTACTGTTCAGACGGATACCTAAAAAATCGCAGTATTCTTTTAGCGTGAACTGAACAGTTGCGCTTTCAGGGTCGCGAGGGTTGATTCTTGACAGGTATACTTCTAGCAGACGAAGTTCTCCAGCGGTATAGTCCCTGAACTTTGCCCACACAAGAGCCTTGCTCTTTTCCACGAGATTGTTCATTGACAAGTCTCCCAAGTTCTCACATCCTTCCCACTTGTTGATACCAGTATATCACAGCACGGTTGAATTATCAAGAGTTCATTTCTACCATCATGCAGATTTGGTATACCTGTCCGTGCAGATTTTGTATACCTCTATGCAGTTTTAGTATACCTTCGTGCAGATTTGGTATACCTCCTTACATATATTAAACAAGATACTAAACAAGAGAGATAAATAACATCTACTAAATAGCAAAGAAGCAGACACTTTTCAACACACACTTTTTGAATTTTCAAATCTTGTTGAAAACAACAGTGTCCAAAGCCAATAAATGCAAGCCAGAAGCAAGCCGAGAGGTGCACCATTTACGGTTAGGCACATTAAACGAGGACAAAAAGTGGATGGAAAGGTATACAAAAACTGCACAGAGCATTCTTTCGATAGCGATTTTATTGCGAAAAAAACAAATATACGATAATACGTTATTATTGCGCAATGATGTTTAACTATGTGTACACCATTTATGAACTAAAGGTATACTAAATCTGCATGAAATGGGACAAAATGTGCGCAAAATTAAACGTGGTTACGTTGTTCTTGTTTTCTAACGTGTACAAAAAGTGGATGAAAAACTTTTAAACTAGTATTATGGGGGACAGATTGACAAGGCGACCAATCACAGGCAATAGATTGACGATAATTCGTTATTTATTCCGCGCAAATGTTGTCGATTTACAGCTTATGGGGGACGGAATGACAAGGTAAATTTGTCCGATAGGTGTACAAAAAGTGGATGAACGTGGACAAAATGTTTTTCAAAAACTTCGATAATTCGACAATCATCGCAAAATGTTTTCTTCATTGATGGTGTAAGAATCGTTTTGCTTCATGGCCGAAGCTTCTCCACAGTCCTGTGCCTGATATAAAATCTGCATATTGGGTTGTGTTCCGTCTGGGTCTGGGTCGGTTTTGGTGGCCTGTGCCATTTCATAATGACCGGTGATGGTGCGGCAGACGGACACACGATCACGCAAAGTCGTGTGAAGGTTGGCTACCATTTCGCACAGAACGGCAAGGTAATCTGAGCCGTGATTGCCATAGATCAGATAGCACAGCAGGTCAATTTCCTGTGGATGGGCGTCTTTGATATGTTCTATCAGTGCATCTCTCTTTCTCTCGGTGCTGGCATCGCCAGCCAGACTTTCCAATAATCCGGGATGCAAACAGGTGTCTATGTACGGTTTGGCTGCAACGCCGCAGCACACGAACCACTTTATGATAGTAGGAGCATCTGGGGTCATTGTCCCTTGCTCATAACGAAAAATGGATGTCCGGCCTACACCCATTTTGTCCGCAAGCTTCTGTTGGCTAAGCCCGGATTCCGCTCTTGCCATCTCTAACGCTTTTGCCACTCGTATCCTATAATCATCCATAAATACCCCTCTTTCGACAAAACGATACAAAAACAAAGAAATTTAACTGATATATTGTTCAAAATGTGAAACAATAATTGAAAAAAGCCGCTGTTTCATTGAAACAGCGAGATGTGGTATAACTGTATTGTCAAAAAATTCCAAATAGAAAGGAAACACAAAATGAAAGAAACTGTAATTTGGAACCATGAACGTATGCCAATCATCGACGGAATGCCCGCCAGCGTTCCCGATGGGCAACCGCACACACCTGAACCGTGGGAGGAAAGCTAATGAAACGAACCGTAGATACTCTGATTATTCCATACGCCCGCAGACGGACGCTAGAGCTTGTCCTGAGCCTTTCTGGGTACGAAGCTGATAAAGATGCTTACCTCGAAGCAAAAGGCATTCTGGAGCGTGCCGTAGCCGCCTTAGACGATGGACGCGACCCGGCAGATAACATCGAACGCATTGACGGACAGCTCGTAGAGCTGTGATTGGAGGAAAGATGGATAGGCGCTGTCCCTTTTGACTTGAACACTCGCGGCTTCCCCGACGCAAAGTAATGGATGTGAAGAAAACGTTCGATTTTTACAAAGTTGTTCAAAATGCATTGACTTGACAACTAGAAGATGTATAATCGTATCAAATGAACATCTGCACTTACCGATCGGGAGGATATGCCACAATGAGTGAACAAGAAAGAGCCAAGATTGACCGATTTATCGAATGGCTGCTGGAACATCCAGAGAAGATTCCGGCGGCAAAAGAAGCAATAACCAATGTATGACAAAACCCCTTGCGCATAAGGCTACCGAAAGCCCGGCGCAAGGGGTTTTATTTGTACCGGGTCAATCCTTACAGACTTTCATCAGTTTTAAGAACCGGCTAGAATCGGAATTTACAGTTTCGCTTCCGTGATGCCCATCTTCATACGTCACATAAAACGTGACGGTGGTTTTAGATTTTGCGGATGCTACACCGTAAACAGCACCGGGCAATCCGGCAATTGAACCGCCAACAGCGGAACGGAGTGCGGCGCTTCCGGCCTTCTTGCTTTCACCAGAGCCTACAATCTTTGCGGACACAGGTGTTTCGTGCATTTTTGTTTTGAGCTTTTCTCTTTCAAGAAACATATTGTATCCGCGTTTACCTTTTATCAACATCATAGCCCCAATGGCTGCAACGATTAAAAAGGCGGTCGAAGAATACACAAGGAAAATAAATGAAGCAACCAAGAAAAGCGCACCGAAGGCAAATGAAAACCTATCACCCATGTGAGAACTTTTGTCGTTCAGCAGTTCTTCTTTGCTAAATTTCTTTTTGCCCACGCCATCACCTCACATAGTTCTGATAAGCTTCATCAAAGCTTCACGCTTTTCTTTCGACATCTCCACTAGCTTCTGCTCAATCCATTTAATATCCGCGTCAACTTCACTTTTCGGCTGCTGGGGCGGGTTTTCTTTTTGACTGCCAGTCAGTTCTTCAACTGAAACGCCTAGCGCGTTGGCTACTGGCGAAAGCATTTCATCTGGAAAATCTCTGTCGGTAGTCAGCATTTGAGAGATATAACCTCTGCTTTTTCCGATTTCTCTGCACACAAAGGATATATTCACACCTTTGTCGGCAGCGATTTTCTTGGCTCGCTCCACATTGCGCATAGAAAAAGACCTCTCTTTTTGTGCAAATAGCCAAATGTTTACAGAATTGAAAATTGACTATTGAAAAATAGCCACTTGGCTAGTATAATATGAAGCATAGGGCAAACAAAAAACCAAGACCCCTGACAAATCTATCAGGAAGTCGCTAGAAAATGTTCACTTTGTACTTCGCAACTACATAGTAGCATATTTTCTAGTAAAATGCAAGCCCAGAAAGGAGAATGGCTAGTGAATCTTTCTAAAATCGACGAGTTTCGCAAGTTACATGGTCTGTCTCGTACCGACTTGGAAGTAGCCGCTGGTTTAAGCAACGGCGCACTGGGCAAGTGGGAACGCTCCGCAAATGGGCCGAGCATTCGACAGCTTGTGAAAGTCGCTGATTACTTCCGTGTGTCGGTAGACGCTTTGCTTGTGAGGGACAAGCAGTAAGTCATAAGAAAGGATTAAAAATGAACGACATTATTTTATCCATGCAAAATGGCGAGCCTGTGGTTTCCAGCCGTCAGATTGCAGAGAGCTTCGAGAAGCGTCATGACCATGTGATGCGTGACATCGAAGACATTATGAGGGGTCTCCCCAAAAATGGGGACACCCCCATGTTCTACAAGACCGAGTACGTCCATGAGCAGAACGGCCAGAGCTACCCCATGTATCTGATGAACCGTGACGGCTTTACACTGCTGGCGATGGGCTTCAATGGAAAGACCGCTCTTGAGTGGAAGCTCAAGTACATTGCAGCGTTTAACGAGATGGAAAAGAAGCTGGCTGAAAAGCCGCAGCTCACTCGCTCGCAACTTCTTGCAACTGCACTGATTGCAGCGCACGAGGAGCTGGAAGAGAAGGACAAGCAGATTGCAGAACTTATGCCGAAGGGTGTTTTTGCTGACGCTGTGAGCGCAAGCAGCCAGAGCATTCTTGTTGGTGAAATGGCAAAGCTGCTGTCACAGAACGGCATCCAAATGGGGCAGAACCGGTTGTTTGCATGGATGCGTGAGAACGGATACCTGATTAAGGACAGAAAGCGGACAGACTACAATATGCCGACCCAGAAGTCTATGGAACTTCGCTTGTTTGAAATCAAGGAGACGTCCATTGCGCATTCCGATGGGCATACTTCCATCAATAAGACCCCGAAGGTGACGGGCATTGGTCAAGTCTATTTCGTTAATCTCTTCTTAAAGACGGAGAAGAGCAGGAAAGTGGAGGGCTGAACATGAGGCGGTTTATCACCTTAAAGGTTGAGGTTGACCTTGAGCACCCGGAAGAAGCGCACCACGCCATTGACGATGCGATAAAAGCCTACGAGGAAAGCAAAAAGAGCTGGGATGCCTTTGAAATCAACGAAGCCAAAAGCAGAGCACAAGACATTTTGTACAATCTGTGCAATGAAGGCTACAGTATGATATGGACGGTCACGGATGGCGCTGTCGGCCTGACGATTTGGAAAAACTTTAAGGAGCCTTGTGTTGGCCAGTGCTATATGCCAAAAGAAAACCTGTACAACATCTGGGTCGAAAAGCTAGTTGCGCTGTGCATTGCCACAGGCAAGGAAGTCCCGAAGTTTATCACAGATAAGGCTGGTGAATGCTGGTGATGAAATTTCGTAAAGCGCAAAGCCGCAAGCGCAGACTAAAGCTGGCAATGGCAGCTGGCGTATCCAGAAACGATGCCAACAAGGTGCTGTGGATGGAGAAATCCATCAACCAGTGCTTTGAGCGGCACAACAGAGAAGAAAGACTGAAAGAGGAGATGCAGCGTGGAAGAAAAGTACTGTGAGCGCTGCGGTGCCTTTCTTGGCCTTGTAAACCCATGCAAAAAGTATTGCGAAGAATGTAAAATCATTGTTCGCAGAGAACGGCAGGCCCTTATAAAGAAAGGAATCAAGGCTGAGCCGGAACCGGCTTTATGCGCTTGGTGCAAGAAGCCGATGGTTCGGAAGGTCTGGTCTCAGAAGTATCACCCTGAATGCGCAGCAGATGCAAACAAGGCTTTGACCAAAAAGTACAAAGCTAAAAGGCAAAAAGAGCTGAAAGAAATAAAAGCATCTGGCGAGTTCAAAATCACTTGGGATGTGCAGGAGCCAGAACGTGCGAGACCTCAAAAGCACGAGCCTCCAAAGTATACCGTGCGCCAGATGAACGATGCCGCAAAGCGATACGGCATGAGCTACGGTCATTACAGTACTTTACTTGCGCAGGGAAAGGTGGAGCCGCCCGATGAACGGTAAATACTACGGCCAGCGTGAAATCCGCTGGCACAGACGGGAGAAAGACCGGCTGAAACACATTCATAAAAGAAAGGACAAGAATGAAAGCATTCGTGGAAATTGCCCTGATCTGGGGCATTGTTCTGGCATTGGTTCTAGCAACGTTCCTGCTAAACTTCTGGCTGGTGCATCATATCGAGCTTCTGATCGGAGCTAAGGCGACGTGGTACATCATAGGTGTTGGCACTCTGATGGCAACCATCTGGATTTTCGGTGTTGGTAAGAAAGCATGACGCTGGAAGATGCAATGAGGGCCAGATACTTCAACATCAACGACCTTAGCCGTAGATCGGGGGTATCAAGGCCGACGATTTACAGCATCTTGGGCAAGCGAAAAAAGCAGAAAAGTTCCGTTCGGGTCGATACGCTTCTAAAAATCGCAAAGGCGTTGAATGCAAAAATAGTCATCAACGGGAAAAAGACGAACGGATTCGACATTATTTTGAAAGAGGTGAAGAGAGATGAAAACAGTTAAAGGAACGGTGCTGTGCTGTATGAGCATTTCGCTTGCTATCGTAGCTCTTGGGTGCGGAAGCGCCATTGAGAGCGCGGCAAACGGATGGGAGATGCTTGGATATACATTCCTTGCTCTGGCTGTATTTCTTGTGGCTCTGATTTTGGCCGCAATTGGCGTAAGCGCCGAAAACGAGTACATGGAGCAAGAGAACCGGAAAATCAAGCGCATCCCGCATCACACAAACGAGTGGAGGGATGCCAAGTGAAGTGCCCGACGTGCGGAAGCGAGAAAATTAAAATCTATCGCAGCACATCATGCGAAGACAACATAATCCGACGGAGGCTCTGCGAAAACTGCGGTCACGCATGGAATACAGTCGAAATAGATATGGATCAGTGGGACTCCGTAACGAGGAGCTTCAGCAAGATGAAATATGTCATATCTCAGTTGGAAGCCCTTGTGGAAGAGATGAAGGCAAAAATCCTAAAACTTGGAGGTACGGTATGAACGAGATGTACGATTGCTCCGGCTGTTTTGACCGGTTCGGTGGCGTGGTTGAGCCGCCTGATGACTACTACTTCGCACCCAGAGCGGACGAAGAACCTGAATGGCAGCGACCAGACGAAGCGGATTCCGTGTGCTGGGGAGATTGATTTTGTACAGCCGTGTTAAGCCAAAGTAAGAACAATGAAGCCTAATGAAGCCGAAGAAAGGAAAGAAAATGGGCAAATACAAGAAAGAAATTAAGCACTGCGAAAAGTGCAATAAGCCTTTTTCAGTGTTCCCGAACAGCACCGAAACGCTCTGCGCGAAATGCAAGGAAGCGGTGCTGGAAGATACGTTGCTCAAGAACGGTTATGCGACGAAGCATAGATTCGTAAGAAGTGTCATGGATTCTGTTTCAGAACAGCATGCTATTACAGAAACTGAATTTAGGGCATCGTGCGATTCTAACACAAGCGTTCAGAAGACCTGTCGTGACTGCGGCAAGACTTTTGAAATCACCCGTGCAGAGCGCATTTTCTTTGAATCGCATAACATGGCACTGCCCAAGCGTTGCCCGGCTTGCCGTAAAGCGAGAAAAGAAGCGAGGAAGGAGAACAACTGATGGCAGTATTAGTAATGGTCTACGGTCACTCCGGCAGCGGTAAGTCCGCTTCGCTTCGGAACTTCGACCCGGAACAGGTGGCGGTCATCAACGTGCTTGGCAAGCCGTTGCCGTTCCGCAGCAACATGAAAACCTATATCACCAACGACTACGGCAAGATTGATGCTGCAATCCACAGCACCAAGCGTAAGTCCATCGTCATTGACGATGCCACCTATCTTATGACTGGTGAGTTCATGCGGAACGCAAAGGTCGCTGGATACCAGAAGTTTACCGACATGGCAGCTAACTTCAACGCTTTGCTGATGCGGGCGAAGGAACTGCCAGATGATGTTGTGGTCTACTTTTTCGGGCACAGCGAATGTGGAGAAAACGGTGGAGAAAAATTCAAGACTGTTGGGAAAATGCTAGACGAGAAGGTCTGCGTGGAAGGGTACTTTACCATCGTTCTGAAAACCGTTGTGCAGGATGGGAGATACCTGTTCAGCACTCGTAACGATGGGATGGACACCGTGAAAACCCCGCTTGGGATGTTCAACGATGCGCTGATCGAGAACGACCTCGCCGCCGTAGACAAGACCATCCGTGAATATTACAACATCCCGGTTCAGCCGGATAACAAAGGAGAGTAACAGATGAAGAACATCAACTGGAATGACGTACAGGAAGCTACCGAACGCCGTGACCTGCCTGTTGGCGGCTATGTTGCCGGTATCTGCAAGGCAACGGACGAGCCCGAAAAGGAGCGCCTGAACATCGAGTGGGAAGTCACAGAGGGCGAGTTCAAGGGCTACTGGCGTGAGCAGACCGCTTCCCTTATCGAGCGTGGCAAGCTGAATCCGGGCGAATGGGCATGGGGCGGCAAAACCATCAAGAGCTACAAGGAAAAGGCGCTGCCGTTCTTCAAGGGCTTTATCACCGCTGTGGAGCAGTCCAATCCAGGCTACAAGTTCAACAATGACGAAAAGACCCTGCGTGGCAAGCTGGTCGGCGTGGTTCTCCGTGAGGAAGAGTACATGGGCAACGATGGCAACATCAAGACGAAGCTTGTCGTTGACCGTTTCACCAGCGTGGACAAGATTCGTTCCGGCGATTATGAGGTCAGGCCTAAGAAAACGCTGTCTGGCGGGTCTGGCTCCGGCTACGCGCATGGCGGGAACGACGACTTCTCCCTGATTGAAGAGCCGGATGGTTCGCTGCCATTCTGATTTGTAAGCCGTTAACCGCCTACCTTATATAAGAGCTGCGCTATCTGGCTGGACGGGCGTTTGGAAAGATGATTACCTGTTGCCTCAACTGCACATCACGCCACAAAGCTTGTCACGACACTTGCGAAAAGTACAAGGCAGAGAAGAAAGACTTCGAGGAACGCAAGGCATTCGTGTATGAGCTGAACCACAGCCAGAGCGTGTACCACCGTGACTACGAGGACAAGCACCGAGAAAAAGGCAAGAAGCGTTTTCTCGGAAGTGAATTTAGAGGTGAACGATAATGCAAGCAAGGGATAAACGGATTCTTAATTTGCTTTCAGAAAAAGCTGAAAAGGGCGATAAGCAAGCGCAAGCTGTGCATGACTACCTTATTCCCATTTTTGAACAAGCTGATAAAAAAGATGCCATCAACAGAACGGAAAGAACACTCAATGAAGATGAGTGCCATTTGGAATGGCTGAAAAAAGAGCAGGCATCGCTTCCTAAAACCAACATTTACTCTGATGACGCCAAAACCCATTTAACTATTCGCAAAAGCTATGAATACCATTTGGCGATTCAGCGATATGAAAGAATCATCCCTGAACTCAAAGAAAAACTTGCCAAAATGCAAGCCGAGTACGATGCGGAGTATGGCGCATGAACACCGGCAAGCAGTTTGAAGCAGACTTCAAGGCATCCGTTCCATCCGATGCGTGGTACTACCGCCTGAAAGACAGCGCTGCCACATACTACGGCGGCAACGAGAACCTGTCGTTTTCCATCGACAACATCTGCGATTTCCTTGTGTACCGATACCCGATGAACCACTTGTTTGAGTTGAAAACCATCGAAACTCCCTCTATTCCTCTGGAAAAGGTGTTCGGCAAGTACGACAAGGCAAAGTGCAAATACCGCAAGGAAAAGCACATTACTGACATGGTGGATGCGATGGGGTACGGCGGTCAGACCGCCCATGTGATAGTCAATTACCGGGCGGTCAATCGCACCTTCGCAATCCCTGCCAGCAAGGTTCTTGCGTTCCGTTACAACGAGAGCCGCAAGAGCATCCCTTGGCAGTGGGCAGAACAAGAGGGAATAGAGGTCAAAGCGAAAAGGCTACGTGTCCATTGGCGGTATGACGTGGATGGGCTGTTAAAGAGATTGGAGAAAGAACATGGCATTGATATGTAATAGGTGTGGTGAAATGTTTACACTTGAGGAATATAACAAAATGAAGAACAAACTTGAGGTTCGGCCAATAATCGGTGGAGAAGAAGGATGGAGCGTTCTTCTTTGCCCCTCTTGCATGGCAAAACTGAACGACTGGCTGAAAGGAGAACAGAAGTGAGCAAAAAGGTTTCAGACATTCTGCCTAAGACGGAAATCTTGGCACAGTTGGCAGAAGAAGCATCTGAACTGGCGCAGGCTGCGTTGAAGCTGCGCCGTGCGCTGGATGGTACGAACCCGACACCGAAGAGTGTTGCGGAGTGTGAAGCAAATCTGACAGAAGAAATTGCAGATGTGACAAATGCGATTGATGCCCTATTCGATTCTTGGTTTGGCGCAAACATCAAATCTGAAAGCGAATTTTGGGACGCAGAGCTTGAAATTGAGGACGCTAAATACAAACGCTGGCTCTCTCGCCTTGAAGCAAAGGAGCAGTCGTATGAATAAGCGCAGAAATCGCCCCTCGTCCGGCAAACAGTCGATGCCAGCCAACCTCCGCAAAATCGCACGGCAAAACCAGTTGTACGGCTTCCGCATGGCTTTGGATGGAATCGCCGCCACATGGGGCGCACTGATTCAGAACCTTCGGTGTGATGCAGACCTGACCGATGAACAGGTGCAGAAAATCATCCGCATCGGTGATAGGTATTGGGAGATGGTCGGCAAGTTCAAAGAAGAGGACATGACCCCTGACGAGTTTGCAGATTACATCACCGCAAAGTCAGAACAGGTCGAAAAAGAGCTGAGAGAAAGGTGGAGCTGATGGCAGTTCTTTCACATAAGCAAATCAATGAAATACTTTGGGAAACCAACGTGGACGACCAAATTTTGAAGGCAAGATATAAATGTACTTTGTGCGGAACTGAAATCGAAATCCATGACCACTATTTTGCAACTGCTGTTGTGAACAAATGCAAGCTCCCTGAGTGTCCAGTTTGCGGAGAAGAAACCCATTGCGTTTGGTATGAGGTGAAAGATGAGTGACAAGGAACAGCTTGCTATCGTACGGTTACAGGACGCTGCACGGCTATCCGAGCATCGGTACAAGAAACCGCTCATGGTCACATACTCTGGCGGCAAGGATTCACAGGTGCTTGTGGCTCTGGCTGAACGTGCAGGAATCAACTTCGAGGTGGTCAACAGCCATACCACAGCAGATGCGCCGGAGACGGTCTATTTCATCCGTGAGCAGTTCAAGGCGATGGAAGAGCGTGGAATCAAATGCTCCATCGTCATGCCACGATACAAGGACAAGCCTGTGTCCATGTGGACGCTGATTCCGCAAAAGCTGATGCCGCCGACAAGACTTGTGCGCTATTGCTGTGACGTTCTAAAGGAAAACACAGGAAAGAATCGGTTTATTGCCACAGGCGTTCGCTGGGCAGAATCTGCACGGCGCAAAAACAGTCGTGGTGTGATGGAGCTGATGCACAAAGACCCTGCGAAAAGAATTATCTTAATGGGCGACAACGATGAAAAGCGGCAACTGTTTGAGACCTGCAACCTCAAGGGCAAGATGACCGTCAACCCGATTGTGGACTGGTCTGACGATGATGTGTGGGACTACACACACAGCGAACACCTGCCCATCAATCCGCTGTATTGCGAAGGGCAAAAACGTGTTGGCTGCATCGGTTGTCCAATGGCCGGTAGGGGGGGCAGACAGCGTGAGTTTATGCGATGGCCTGCCTACGAAAAAATGTACATCTCAGCGTTTGAACGAATGCTTAATGTCAGAAAAGCAAAAGGTTTGCCGTGCGACTGACAGACCGGCATGGACGTTTTCCGCTGGTGGATGGAAGATGACAACATCAGCGGTCAATTAAGCATGGACGATTTGATGGAGGATAACAATGTTTGAATTTGCAACTCGCTGGCTGGTCTGCCTAGTCCTGCTGGCGGTGGTGGTTCAGTCCGAACGGACAATCAAAGACATGGCGGACAACCTGTTTGAAGAACGTCAGGCAATGCTCGTCTGGCTGTTCGTCAACGTATGTTTGACCGTTTGTACGGCTGTTGTGATGGGGTGGAAATGATGATTCAGGATATCAACATGGTAGGGCGTGAAAGGCTGGCTTTTCTGTATGGTCTTTATAGTGGCTGTGCGAAATCCGAAACTGAGCTTAATATCAAAGGCATTTATCAGGAAATGGCTTCCGAGTTAGCTTGGTGTTTGGGATTCAACGAGAACTACAGCAAATATTATGAGATGAACGGGGAATAACCAATGGACAACGAACTTTACTGTCCGATGAAGATGGCAAGCAATCCGCTTGGTCGGTGCGTATGCGAAAAAGAGAAGTGCGCATGGTGGCTACAGTTGGACAACTGCTGTTCCGTTTGGTGGATTGCGCGGAAGCTGGACAGCATCGAAACGAAGATGAAGAGGTGAGAACATGAAAAAGCGAATTTACCTTGTTCTCGAAACCGAAGCGGACGAGGATGACAAGAGCATCCTTGACGATATTGAGCAAGAACTTGGAATGGCTACCCACTATTTTGAAACGGTTTCTTATAGTGAGAACGGTTTTCCTGACAAATGGAGAGGTGATGAGCATGGACAACTGGATTAATGTCAAGGATAGATTGCCCGATATTCCGAAAAACGATTTTGCCAGCGATTATGTTCTGGTTCACGACAAAAAAGCTGGTGACTGGGTAGCCTATTATGATGCAAACGGTGGTTGGTGTGAAGCAAGAGAGTGCATCCCATTCAAAAAGGTTACACATTGGATGCCACTTCCTGAACCGCCAAAGGAGGTCTGATACATGGCAACACCCCCGAAGCGTGGTCGTGGCAGACCGCCGCTGACCGAAGCTGAAAAGAAAAAGCGTGAGAAGCGGGCGCAAAAGGCGAAAGAAGAAGCCGCTGCGAAGCGTGAGAAAGAGCGTGAGAAGAAGAAACAACAGATGCTTAACAAAAGGAAGTCTATCCGCTCACAGGTGAGTAAAAAGGTGAAAGAACAACAGGAGTTAGCAATCACGAGGTCTAAGATGCTGAACACGGGCGATTTGCAGTCGAGAATCGGTGATGAAGAGGACAAGAAGGTCATCGGCATGATTGCAGCCAAGTATTTTGGCGACCTTCCGAGCGTGGACATGAACAACCCGATTGAAGTGCAGCAACGCCTTGACTTCTTTTTTGACGCTTGCATCGAAGCCAGAATCTCCCCTGTGGTGGAATGGATTGCACTGGTGCTGGGCATCGAATGGGTAAGCCTAAAGCAGATTATGGCGGGCAAGCGCCGTGACGACAGCTTGCAGCAGAAGTACATCTTGAAGCTGATTCTGCAAATGCAATCCATGTGGGCGTACAACGGTATGTACGGTCAGGAAAACCCGGCAGAGTGGATTTTCCGAGCCAAGAACTACTTTGGTATGCGTGACAACGTGGAAGTCACCGTTGCGCCGCCTGAACAACCGTTGGGCGATGCTCAGAGCGCAGAACAGTTGGCCCAGAAGTACCAGACAGCTTTGCCGAAAGGGATTGACGTGGAGTACAGAGAGGTGGAAGAACATGACTAACGGCGATTTCATTCGTTCCATGACGGACGAGGACATCACGGAGAACCTGACACGGGGCATCTGCGAGCTTATCAAGCATCGAGACCCAGAGCGTTGCCAAAATCGTGAGCATTGCTTCCATTGCGTCAAAGACTGGCTGAAAGAAAAAAACAAAATCATGGTGAGGGCTGACCAATGGAAAGACTGATTGACTTCTCAGACCCTTGTCTACGCACGTTCCTGTCTGTACTCTTGCAAGACCACACGACAGGGAAGAACATCATCTGGGCGACAGACCCGCCGCCTGAGCTTGGCGTTGGCTTTGCGGATGAAATCACGCTGGAACAACTGGGCAAAGTTCAACTCGTTCCTCGTGTTTCGAAACGGCTTGCAGACCAAAAGAAGCGCACCAGCAAAAAGGCAGAGGTTTTTACTCCAACATGGGTCTGCAAGAAGATGGCGGACGTTGCCGAAAACGACCTGAAGGGCGAGGATTGGAAGGACTGCATAAACAAGACCTGCCTTGAAGTCACCTGCGGAGAAGCGCCGTTTCTTACAAGCAGATACGACACCACCACAGGGCAGATAATTGCCGTGCCGGATAGAATAGGTCTGCTGGATAGGAAGCTGAAAGTCCTTTCGGAACGGTTCCATGACTATGACGCATGGATGAGCTGGGCAATCGATGCCTACACATCGACATACGGCTATGAGTGGCAGGGGGACAATCTCTTGCTGGCACGGTGCAACTTGTTTCTAACATTGATTGAAAATTTCAGGTATCGGTTTGATGCAAAACGGCTTGAAATTAGCTGTATGCCTGCGTTTCTTGATTGCATTGCAGACACCATCTCATGGAACATCTGGCAGATGGATGGTCTGAAAAAGACCGTACCCGGCACGGACATTCCGTGCAAAATCAAAGACTGGAAAGCCAACAAAGAAATCTTGTTCAAGGATGTTGGGGAGGACGAATGAAATGAGAACAAACGGACAACTTTGCAAATGTGACAGATGCGGAATGACGCATTTCGTAAAACTTTTGAAAACTGGCGATACGGACGGAGGATTCAATCACTGGGAAAAATTTGAAGAAGCAGCCGGATGGGGAAATGTTGACGGAATGCTTGTTTGTCCTTACTGCTACAACCAATATAAATATTTACTCCGTCAGTATAAATCGCAAAAAATCACGCATTTTTCTTTTGAGTGTTGCGGAAATTGCAATGAATGCCAGAAGGAAAATTGCGTAAACAGGCTGGATGCGGAGGATAACTAATGCAAACTGACAGAGGAATCTACCACAAGCGAGTATGTGACCGCTGCGGAGCGGTTCTGGACGGCAAGATGATGAACCCTGACGAATACTTCAAGGACTGGGCGTGGCGCAGGGACACAGGCGACCTGTGCCCGGAGTGCTTTGCAGAGTATAAGCGAGTGATCGGGCGGTTCAATAGGGGAAAGAGGGGGAAGCAATAATGGACATTTACTGCACCACCGAACATTGCTCTTGCATGGGCATCAAGCAGTTCTCCGCTGGAAAGGCTATCCGATGCACAGCAGAGAACTGCAAGAACAAATCTGAGCCGTCCTGCGGCTCTTGCAAATGGTACGCAGAGCCGGAGGGTGTGTGCGTGAACGACCAGTCGGAAAACGTTGCAGACTTCGTGTGGGATGAACGTGGATGCAAGGAATGGGAGAAGAAAGAGAATGAGTAATCTTGGAAATGCGTTGATTGTGGTTTTAGCTTCTTTTCTGGTTGGAATATTTATATGTGGGATAGCATATCTCATTGAAAAAATTTTGATATGGGATATATTTTTGAACGAAATTTCCGATGAAAAGATAAAGGTTCTTGCGGATGCAATTCTTCACGTTTTTACTTTTTTGAC